TTTCTCTCTTCATTACAACAATATTTGAGTGTTTGTGTCTCTGGTTGTGGCTTTTCTGTCAAATTTGTTATTGGTTGCCAATCATCGACGAGTCCGATGCCTTGACAGGTTTTACAATCGCGGTCCAATTGTTCTATATTTGATATTTCTGTTGCTGTGTTTGGTTTGATGGTGTATCCACCTGGAATGTCAATCATTTGTCCAATTAAAGAACCTCCGGTTGACGATTTTACTTGTCTACTGTTTGTTGAATCATCAATTGTAGTAACTGTAATGCCTTTTCTATAATGTTTGATTGGTCTTGGCAAACCATATGTATATGGTGTGTTATTAGTTGGGTCGTTGTTTGTCAAAGGTCGAATATTTCCTAATGTAATGCCAACAGGATTGCTAAACACACTTGTGCCTTTCCATGATTTGTATCCACCTTGTGGCAAACGATTGTTGTATGAATTCATGGTTAATGGATAGAATGCTGATGACATAATAATAATAATAATATTAAGAGAGAATATATATATTGATGGATTTATTTATGACATTTCTGATAAACATTCTAGTATTGTTATTTGCCCTTTTGATTGTATATCAACTATATCGAGTAAAAGAAGGGTTAGAAACGTCGGCAACAACACCAACAACATCAACATCAACATATCAACCATACGATCCAAACAATCCAACTATATTAGCACAACAAAACGCAGGAAATATCCAAGTTCTTAAAGGACAAATGGATGAGTTAGTTGGCATAAAGAAAGAAGTTGAAGACATTAGTGGAAATCTCTATACTTTAACAGATCAAGTGAATCAATATATGCTTCAACAAGCGAATTCGGCTCAGCAACAATTGCCGCCGAGTCCACCCGCAATTAGCCCAACTGATTTACAGTATACATAATTTATCTTCTTCTTGAAATATATATGGCAACTATATTTCAAGATGTTTTAACGGATGCGAATGCAGTCCAAGAAAAATTGCTCGGACCCGATTATCCATATTATAAAAACATAAAATCGCCTAGCGAGATTGGCATGAGTTCTGACGGGAATTTATCTGCCTTTGGCAGAGACATTAATGGCATGATAAATTATGCATCATTATTAGTCAGCGGAAATTCAACCGCGTCAGCAACCGGTGGACCTTTGGGCAATAAATTTTTTTTGAAAACAGGTGCTACTTGTGTGGACACAGAAACAAAACAAGATGTGGATAGATATATTTATGTGAATAATGTTCCTCAAGGAAATGTGCCATTTATTTCATCTGGCATGGGTGTGAATTTCACCGAATTTAGGGGGTTAATTCCTGGAACAATAAGCAATCTAAATGTATTGAATCCTTTTGGAATTATGGGGGCTTTTCTTGCTGGATCAAAACCGTCGTGTCAAAATGTAAAAATGGAAACAATTGATGCACATAACAATCATTCCTCTGAAATGCATTATTTGACGACAGTTGATATTCAAAATATGGACCCATGTAATTTTCCTGGTGGCACAAATCCGGTTACAGGAGTACAATGTAAGGAGGCATTTGAGCCTGAATTGAAATTACCCGATGATTTTTTGGCGAAAACGGTTATTTGGTTGTTGTGTGCACTAATAATTTATGTCATTTATAAAGTTATGAATAAAAGTAATTGAAAACAAAATGAAATTATAATCAACTATAAATAAATAATAAATAAACATAACCGACTATAAAAGACTTAAAAATAAAATTGAATTATAATAATGCCCTTGTAAAATGTCAAGAAATAACATAATGACAACTTTATCATCATCCTCGAATGAAACCAGTTACGACATTAAAAATGAACAATATATTGAAGATCCATGGACAATTATTGGATCATATTTTAAATCGCATCATTTGGATCGTCTTGTTCGGCATCAATTAGAATCTTATAATAATTTTGTAGGATATCAAATTAATAAAACAATTGAAATGTTTAATCCTGTGACGATTGCGTCTGATAATGATTATGACCCGGTAAGTAAAAAACATTCATTAGAAATAGTTGTGAATTTTGTCAATTTTCAAATATATCGTCCTCAAATACATGAAAACAACGGTGCGACGAAATTAATGTTTCCACAAGAAGCCAGATTGCGTAATTTTACATATGCGTCAGCAATGACAATTGACTTGAATATAAAATATATTATTAGAAGTGGTGCTTCTTTGGAAAACGTCCAAATTTTACACAAGGCTATTACAAAAATTCATATTGGAAAATTGCCTATTATGTTGAAATCTAATATTTGTGTTTTAAATCAATATAAACATGTGGAAAACTCGCAATTAGGAGAGTGTAAATATGATGCCGGAGGATATTTTATTATTAATGGTTCTGAAAAAACAGTCATTGGACAAGAACGAGCAGCAGAAAATCGCGTCTATTGTTACAACGTGAGTAAAAATAACACAAAATACAATTGGATTGCTGAAATGAAGTCTGTTCCAGATTTCAAATGTATTTCGCCAAAACAGATTAATATCATGGTAAGTTCTAAAAACAACGGTTTTGGATATGCGGTATATGTTCAAATCCCTCGCATCAAACAAGACATTCCTTTGTTTATCGTATTTCGTGCTATTGGAGTCATTACTGACAAGGAAATTTGCGAGAAAATCTTATTAGATCTTAATGTTCCCGAATACAAGGAAATATGCAATAATTTACAGGCTTCTATTATTGAAGCAAATGGATATTTAACACAAGAAGAATGCATCAAATATATAACTAGTTATGCCATGTTTACGCCGATTAACATGGATCGCGAAACCGGAGCAAAGAAAAAAATGGATTTTACAATGGATGTGTTGAATAATGATTTGTTTCCTCATTGTCATAACAACAATCAAAAAATATATTTCTTAGGATATATGACATTTCGCGTATTGTTGGCGAATTTTAACATGGCGAAAACAGATGACCGCGATTCATATTTGAATAAACGAGTCGACTTGACCGGCACTTTGTTGAATAATTTGTTTCGCAATTATTTTAATAAATTGGTAAAGGACATGGAGAAACAAGTGATTCGCGAAATTAACAACGGTTCGTGGAAATCGCGTGATGATTATGAAAACATTATTAATATGACAAACATTTATAAAATTATTAAATCCACTACGATTGAAAACGGTTTGAAACGTGCATTAGCGACGGGCGATTTTGGCGTGAAACATACGACAAACAGCAACAAGGTCGGAGTTGCTCAAGTGTTGAACCGTTTGACTTATGTGAGCAGTTTGAGCCATGCTCGGCGAATTTCCACACCGACTGACAAAAGTGGTAAATTGATTCCGCCGAGGAAGCTGCATAATAGCTCATGGGGCTACCTATGTTTGACTGGTGATGTGGATGTATTATTGTCAAATAGAATGGATACCAAAAAAATAAAAGATATACGAAACGGAGATTGGGTTAATACTGTTAATCGCGAGACTTTGTTGGATGAACCGTCTGATATGTATCAATATTTTAGCAAGATGCCTGATAAACTATTTGAAATTACGACCATTAGTGGGAGAAAAATTAAAGCGACAGCAGACCATCCGTTTTTAGTAAAAGATGGAGGTGAATCAAAGTATGTAATGAAAAAAGTGTGCGAATTATCTCTTGACGACAAGGTAATTATTCGTCATGTTCCGCGGTCTATTCCAGATGAAAATACAACGGTTGTTATTATTCGTTCGGAAGATGTATTGGACCATTATCGCATGGATTTACTTGAATCAAATCTATTGAATGTGAGAATTCCTACTTTTAAATTGAAAATTATTGCTCGGTTGATTGGTGCGTTAAACACCGATGGAAATATAAACATTCGCGGTTTTGACAAACACGCCAAGATACAAAAATCTTATTATAGCACATCATTTAATGTTGGTGAAGAATATGATGTTTTTCAGTTGGTAGATGATATACAAAAATTGGGTTTTGGAAGCCCTTCTATTGCTAGGTCCATAACTAAATTTGAAGATAAAAAAACAAATATAACAACTATATATCATACTTGGACTGTTGGTAAAGATGGTGCATTTGCATATTTAATGAGTTTATTAGGTGGGTTTGTTGGAAAAAAAACTTGCATGAAACGAGAACTACCTGAATGGTTAATAAATGCGGAACCATCAATTAAGCGTGAGTTTTTATCAGGATTTCAAGGTGGTGACGGATGTAAAATTTCATATCAACAAAACAACGATACATATAAAATATCATTAGGAATTACGTGTCAAACAACTCATAATACATTTCTAGATGACACAATTAATTATATGACACAAATTATGGAAATGTTTAAAGAATTTAATATTCAATGTCACGTAAATCAAATTGCTGTTATTGATGAAGACAAATCAAGAGTTTGGATTGCGTTTTCAAACGCATCAGAAAATTTAGCTAGATATGTTAATGTTATTCATTATGCGTATTGTGAAGAAAAACGAAGAAAATCAGCACCTGCTATAGAACATTTAAAAATCAGAGAATTTAATCAAAAAGAGGGAGATTTAAAATATGATTATATTATAAATAATTATGAACACGAAACAACTGCCATTTTATTTGAAAAAACCAATATACCAAAAAGACAAATACAAAAAATAGTGTTAAACCATAAAAAGGGAATAAGACAATTACCTCGTTGCTCAAGTGATGTTATCTATAATAATTTTATTGAAGAAAATTTGGTTGACAACGGATGTGTTAGTGTCCCAATATTATCAATTTTAGAAATAGAACCTGAATTAGTTTATGACTTTACTACTAGGAGCGAAAATCATTCCTTCGTTGCTTCTTGTTACGTCACGTCCAACTGCTCGGCAGAAACGCCGGAGGGAGCCTCAGTAGGCATTGTTAAAAATATGAGTTATATGACACACATCACAATCCATTCAAATTCCTTGCCACTCTATGAATATGTATTGCCGTTTATTCGCAAAATAGAAGATATTGAGACCAGTTATGAATTGTATGATAAAGTCAAGGTGTTTATTAATGGTGCATGGTTGGGAATTTCAGAACAACCATATGAGTTGTTTCTCAGTTTAAAAGATAAGAAATACAAGGGCATTATTAATATTTACACATCTATTGTATTTAATTATAGTTTGAAAGAAATTCGCGTATGTAATGATGGAGGCAGAGTGACTCGTCCTGTGTTGCGTGTGAAAGATAAAAATATATTGATTACTCGCAACATTCTTGAACAATTAAAAGAAGGTGAGTTGATTTGGGACAATCTCTTGACGAGCAGTGTGTTGGATAATTCTGTGATTGAATACATCGACCCGGAAGAACAAGCGTGGTCTATGATTGCGACCTTTCCAAAAGAAATTATTGCTGACAATGGAGTAAATATAATGAAATATACTCACTGCGAAATACATCCTAGTACTATTTTTGGAATACTTGCGTCGTGCATTCCGTTTCCAGAACACAATCAATCGCCTCGCAATACTTACCAATGTGCGCAAGGCAAACAAGCAATGGGAGTCTATGTGACAAATTATGAAAATCGCATGGATAAAACGGCATATGTATTGAATTATCCGGCAAGACCCTTGGTCGACACACGCCTCATGAATTTGATACATTTGAATAAAATTCCCTCTGGAACAAATGTGATTGTCGCAATCATGACACACACCGGATACAATCAAGAAGATTCGTTGATATTTAATAAAGGGTCTATAGATCGTGGTCTCTTTGTCACGACGATTTATCACACTGAAAAAGACGAAGATAAGCAGAAAATCAACGGCGACGAAGAAATACGATGCAACCCGGACAAAACCAAGACCAAAGGAATGAAAATGGGCAATTATTCCAAGGTGAATAGCAAGGGTGTTGTTCCAGAGAATACACTTATCGAGAATCGAGATATTATTATTGCCAAAGTTGTTCCAATCAAGGAAAATCGCAATGATAATACAAAAGTAGTCAAGTTTGAAGACCAGAGCAAGATTTACAAGACGACGGAAGAGACATTTATCGATAAGAATTACATTGACCGAAATGGTGAAGGATACAATTTCGCCAAGGTGCGACTACGAACATTCAGGAAACCAGTGATAGGAGACAAATTCTCTAGTCGACACGGTAAGTCTTATTTAACTACTTGAATAATTATGTATTGAAATCTAAACGCACTCTTTTATAGGCCAGAAAGGAACGATCGGAAATATTCTACCCGAATGCGACATGCCTTTTACGGCATCAGGACTCAAACCGGATATTATTATTAACCCACACGCAATCCCATCTCGCATGACAATTGGACAATTAAAAGAGACGGTATTGGGTAAAGTGTTGATAGAACTCGGGCTATTTGGAGACGGAACATCGTTTGGTGATTTTGAAGTCAAGGACATTTGCAGCGAATTATTAAAATTGGGATATGAAGCACATGGAAACGAATTGCTATACAATGGATATACTGGCGAACAACATGAATGTAGTGTCTTTATGGGTCCGGTGTTTTATCAACGACTAAAACACATGGTGAATGACAAGGCACACAGTCGTTCTATTGGTCCAATGGTGAATTTGACACGACAACCAGCAGAAGGACGAAGCCGCGATGGAGGTTTACGCTTTGGAGAAATGGAACGCGATGCAATGATTTCACATGGTGCATCGCGATTCACACGAGGACGACTGTATGATGCCTCTGACAAATATTCTGTTTATACATGCAAAAAATGTGGAATGATTGCCGCGTATAATGATGAAATGCATATTCATCATTGCAGGACTTGTGACAATCGCACAGATTTTGCATATGTGGAATTGCCATTTGCGTGTAAATTGTTGTTTCAAGAATTGATTACGATGAATATAGCACCGAGAATTATGACGGAGAATTAGATTTAGATAAGATAGTATAGTAGATTTGTTTGGTTAAATAATATTAAATAAATAACCCATTTTTTTTACAATCCAAGTTGTTAGTCCAAACAAGGTTCCACCCCAAAAAGTGTCAATGATTGACAAATAAAGAGACCATTTAGAAAATGTTGCTAAATTCGTAAATTCATATACGGCATATATAACAAGTCCAAATAAAAACGCGTCTTTTGGTTCCATGTGTTTTCTTAATACGAAATAATTCAGACCAAAAAGCAGAAAGACATATGTTACAGCAATCGCAATAATATTCGGTTTCATCGCAGAACCTTGAATTGCCGCGATTTGCGAACTAAATGCCGATTTTATTAGATTTATATAGAAACCATCTAAAACTACAAAAATAATTGAGGCAATCAAATATTTAATCATATATATTTAGGATTACATATTTATTTTTTATTCGTCTATTATATAATGTCTGGAGGAGTATCAGGAATTAATTCTTTTGGTGTAAATTATACTGGACTTGCGATGAATCTTACTATACCAGGTGTTACTACTCCTATTTTACTCGGTGGACAGCCTGTTCAAGGTGGTGGTTTGCGTGGCTTTATGGCTCGTAACATACAAAAGGCGGATAAAGATGCTGAAGATTATGAAAATGTTCGTTACACTTTGAGAGAAGCTTGGAACACCAGTTATCCTGAACAACTTCGTAATAGTAATTTAAAATTGGCACAGACACCATTTCGAGTCGTAAATAATTCAGGCGATTTGTTGTCTAGACAAAGTTATTCATGCGGAGGAGCATGCCAGTCCTTTCAAAGTAGACCAGGATTGTTTGGATTAAAAGGTCATATGGGTGCAATTTATAGCAAGTGCGATGGGACAGGAGTGCCGCCTGCTAGTTGCAACACTAAATATGTATATGATAGTTCAAATTATATAACTTTTTTAAAACAACAGGCGACGCAACGCAATTATAACGATCTATCGTTTGGTGGAGACCAACACAACGCCAGTCAGGTAGCATTGAAAGCAGTTCGTCGTTTTTAAATCCTTGAGAAATTCCAAATAATAATATACTTAAAATAGATGATTCAACTATTTTATGATATTGATTAAATATATATGTCGCATCAATATTCGGATATAACTATCACATCCATTTACGGTCCATTAAATACTGCAAACACACCAAATCAACTTTCATACCAAAATTTAGGAACACAAACATGCAACCCAGCAAACGTCCAACTTTTTTATCCATCGCAAGAGCCAGTCTATTCAGAAAATTTTATCAATTCTCGTCAGCAATATATCCGAACCGAATCCGTTTCTAGAAAAGACCAAGCACAACAAACGGCTTTAGCAAAAAAATCGGTTCCTCAAATGTTTTATTGTTATTCATCTCAAACTCGTCGTCCGGTTTCTAGTCATGTTAATTATATTGGACCACAAGATTCTTCTCTCTATTTGAATCGTAAAAAAGCAATTGCTGTAGGACAAAGTTCGTTCAAAGTTGGATTGCCGCAAAATGCACCATATACCACGAAAAATTATTATCCAAGTGGGACTGCCATTAGTTTACAACGAGCTCGTTCAGGCGGCTCTACTGCTCCAAAAAAGAAAGGTTCTATCTTTAATACTAGTTTGAAAAATGGACAGGTGTGTTCATATGGATCTTTTCCAAGACAGACATATTAATATTTATTTCTTTTTATATAATATAATGGGTAGAACAAAACATAGTAGGAGAAGAATGCATGGAGGAGATTGGATGAATCCTTCAACATGGTCTATTGACACTTCATCTTTGAATCCTTCATCGTGGAATCCGTTTTCCAGTGGAACACAAGCAGACGCAGACGCAAAAGCACAAGCACAAGCACAAGCACAAGCACAAGCACAAGCACAAGCACCATCATATGCCGTAGCACAAGCACCATCATATGCCGTAGCACAAGCACCAGCAGGAGGTCGTCGCCGCCGTCGCAAAAGAATGCATGGAGGTGATTTTATGCCAAACAGTCCTTTAACAGGTTTTTCTTCAAATGCTACGGAAGTTCATAATATTAATATGGCACAACCCCAAACATTAGTAGGTGGAAGACGACGACGAAACAGTATAAAAAGAAGCATACGAAGAAGAAGAGGTAGAAGTGCACGAAAAAGTAGACGCAGTAGACGTAATTAAACCGTTTAATTATTAAAAATGTTTCCATGAACATTATATATGTCAAATTTAAGAAAAACAATTCAAATAAATCCGAATTTATTCAAGATTGGAGGAAAAAGTCGTAAAAACAAAGGAGAGAAACGAGCAAGTCCTAGTGTGAAACCAATTATCTCTCCGAATTTATTGAAAAATAAATTGTTAAAAAGAATCAAGGACTACAAACAAACCTCTGAACAAAAGCAAGAAACAGAATATACAGATGAATTCAATGATTCACTTGAATATTTAAAATCTCTCACTGTTCAAAAAAAAACAGATGAATTTAAAAAAAAGACGATTCGTAATAATCTTCATTGTAAAACATCTCCGACATTATCGCAAAATTATCAAACGCAACCTATTCAACAATTTGATTTGGATTCAGCAACGATTTCGCTTCATTTAGATTTACCTGAAGAATTAAAAGAATCAACGCCTACATTTACACTTGCACCTATATCACCTGACATTATTGAACCATATAAATTAGACGGAGATGTGCCGTATGGTTGTTTAAAAAATGGGTTTAAAAAAACATTTCGTAATTACAAAGCCAGACCACCAAACACGCCTTCTGTATCCTTAGAACCACTATCAATGAGAGAATTAAAATTAAAACAATTAAGGGAGAAAATGAAACAATCATCCCCATTACAAATCAAAGAAAATGTTTCGATGCCGATACAATTGCTCGATGAACATGTCAAACTATCACTTCCACTTAATGATGAATCTTATAATACACAATCACAACAATCACAACAACACCAACAACAACAATCACAACAACAATCACAACAACAATCACAACAATCACAACAATCACAACAACAACACCAACAACATCAATCACACCAATCACAAGAACAACACCAACAACATCAATCACACCAATCACAACCTATCAAACAAATAGTTAAAAAAACAACAATAAGAAAATACAAATTAGGCAAATCAAAGACACATAGAGTTGTAGGAATTTTAATTAAAGATAACAATACTCGTAAAAAAATATTAAATGCCCACAAAGAGTTGAAAAAAACACAAATGAATGTTATTAAAAAATATTTGAATGAAAAAAACATGATAATGTGTGGAAGCAACGCCCCAAATGATGTTCTTCGTAAAATGTATGAAATGTTAATGTTGTCAGGAGAAATTCATAACAACAATAAAGATATTATGCTTCATAATTTTTTGAAAACAAACGATGAAATATAAATGAATAATATATGGAAACAATCCATGCAAACAATAAGTTATCTGAACATGCTTCTCATTTTTTCAATAGTTTAAGAGATTATTTAGATACAAAACTGTATTTTTATGGCAGCATTTTAAGAACAGATTATTTACCTGGACAAAGTGATATTGATGTTGACATTTTTACAGATAATGAGGCACGTGCTATTTCACAAATATCGGCATTTTTACATATTCCGAAGCAAAAATTCAAAAAGATAATTTGGAGGTCTCGTATGACGAATCGTCTTATTTATGGATACAACGTAAAGCATTCTGATATGGAAAACTCATTTAAAGTGGAGTTTTCCATTTACAACGAAAAAAATAAGAGAGAAATACTGACGGAACATTTATCCAAAAGCAAGTTGCCAACACATGCCTCTATTTTATTATGGATATTAAAAATATTGTTTTATCATTTACAACTTATTTCAATAGAAAATTATCGTTTTTTGAAACATAATACTCTTTCTCTCTTAATTGGCATTCCAGAAATAGATTTTGTAAAGATATAAAATCTGTAATTTATAAATACAACATTCGATAGAGGATGATTGGATGATTATGAATGTTACATAGATGAGTTAGATCAAAAATATGAAGAACCCAGAATTAAGACAACTCGTTTTAATCGAGCTAAACAAATCTATCGCAAACATGGATGGTGCTCCAAACTTAGTCAAAGCAGTCTCCTACTTAAAATGAAAACATGGTGGAAACAAAAGCAGCAGTAAACATTAAGGTATACTTTATGTAATTTTTTAATTAATTACTTTTATTTATAATATATTTTTTCCATTTAATAATTGAGAATTTGATTAGCTAGGTTTAATTGGAAAACTTGCCTCAAATGTTACATTCAAATTAGATGTATTGTAACCATAGTGACTTGAACTTTGACTTTGAAACTTATTGTCGTAATCCATAAGATATAAATAAGTGGTGTTAAAAGGACTAAGTGTTGTTATACGAACAGGTCCAAATCCGGACGAATTGCCATAATAAACCATGTTGCATGATCCAACTTGAGTTCCAAAATCAGAGTTTGATTGTCCATAATAATAATTAGCATATAATATAGTACTGTCTATAACATAAGAATTTGTATTCGGAAAAATCCAAGTTGGAAGCAAATAAACATAAAGTCCATTACCAGGATCCGCAGTTGGACTGGCGGAGTAATATTGATACTTTACATACATTGTATTACCAATAATGCTGTAACTATATGCCCAGGTGGCCCCTGATGCAGGGTTAATTTGCTGGAGACTATTATTATTATTATTAAAAGCTGCAACCGGCAATTGACTTGTACTAATATAGGAAGAATTCGTAGGGTTATTTCCGTAAGTACTACTCCAAGGCACAAACCTAAATATAGTGCTGCCACCTATATACAATTGATTTGTGTTTAATGAATTGCATGTAACATTAGCAGTTGTAGTTAATGAATTACAATTAACATTAGCAGTTGTAGTTAATGAATTACAATTAACATTAGCAGTTGTAGTTAATGACTTACAGTTAACATCGCCTACAGAACTAATTGTAAGAATGTTATTACTATTATCTTGTAGGTTTATTCCCCCGGGGTTTCCTACATGAATATTATTTATATAACCTGTTTGAGCAGTTTGTGTTATTGTAAGATAATTACTCATTATATATATAAAGATAAATATATATATAATATATCCGTAAGGTCAAGTCTTATTTAATAACATCTTATATATTATTACATATGGCACTCATTAAAGAATATTTTGAATTAACACAACAATTTCTTGCACAGTATGGAGAGAACACAATTTTATTGATGCAAGTCGGTTCCTTCTTTGAAGTCTACGCACTTTTGGACAAGGCGACTGACACAATTACTGGTAGTAAAATAGAAGATTTCGCCAGAATGTGTGATTTGAATATTGCCGAGAAAAATTCGTCGATTGGAAAAGAGGTTGTTTTAATGGCAGGATTCAAAGACAATGGACTAGATAAATATATGAAAAAAATTCAAGAGGCAGGTTACACTTCTGTAGTATATACCCAAGAAGAAACCGATATTGCCGGAAAATTTATACGCAAGTGTGCTGGTGTTTGCTCTCCAGGCACATTTTTCAATAATGATACTACTATCTTGACAAACAATACAACTTGTATTTGGATTGAATTGGTAACTGCATCATCCATTTTAAAAAAAGATGCAACTATTAGTGTTGGCATTTCAAATATTGACATTTACACGGGAAAAACATCCGTGTTTGAATTCTCTAAAAAATACATGAATAATCCAACCACATATGATGAGTTGGAGCGATTCATTTCAATCTACACTCCTAGTGAAGCCATCATTATTACGAATTTATCGAGAGAAAAAGAAATAGATGATATTATTAATTATGCAAACATTAGATGTAATTTAATTCATCGTGTTCATTTGACTAGTGAAAATGAAACTGGAATTAAGGCGAGAAATTGTGAAAAACAGACATATCAACACGAAATTTTGCGAAGATTCTATGGCTTAAAGTTAGTCAAGGACGATATTTCTCTCTTTAATGAACACAACGTAGCAACACAATCCTTTTGTTTTTTGCTAGATTTTATGTATCAACATAATCCACATTTAGTCAACAAAATTCATAAACCAGTATTTGAAAATTGTTCTAAGCGTCTGGTATTGGCAAATCATTCTTTAAAACAATTGAACATTATTGATGACCAGAATTACAACGGTCGGCATTCATCCGTATTAAAAATGCTGAATTTATGTTTGACACCAATGGGAAAACGGAATTTTGCGTATAACTTTTTACATCCTACTACGGATGTCTCTTTTTTACAGAGAGAATATGACATTACTGAATATATTATCTCTCTTTCTCTCATCGAAACCCAAAATATTAAAACTAAATTGGCAGAAATTCGTGACATTGCTAAATGGGAACGTCAAGTATTTATGAAAAAAATCTCGCCAAAATCATTCGCATCGTTGTATAAAAATATTGGAATTATTCGCACCGTTTATAATAGCATACGTGAAGATAGAACAATCATGGAATATTTGAATCATTCGGAACTCAAGACAGATGCCATTCTTGATTTTATTCGCACAAACATAAACCTTGACTTAGCATCAGGCATCGACCAATTACAAGGTTTTGATGTCAATTTCATTAATAAAAATGTTAATACAAAATTAGACGAAGCACAAGAATTGTTGTTGGAATCTAGTGATAAATTGGTAAGTATTCAGACCTTTTTGAATTCATTAATTGAACGTGGAGAGAAAAAGGCGGCATCTGGGGCGAATGAATATGTAAAAATTCATGAAACAGATAAGAATCATTTCTCTCTTATATCCACAAGTAGAAGAAGTAAAATATTAGAAGATTTGCTCCCAGCAAGAAGTGAAAAGATAGAAACTCTGACATATGTATCTTCTTACAGTGAGGAGACCAAGTCATTCCCTTTTACATTTAGCAAAAAAAACATGCGATTTGAAAAGCACACAGGGGCAAACAATACTATTAGTAACATCGAAATCGTGGAATTATGTCGCAATATACATAATGCAAAGGTTGCTTTGAAAGAAATTATTACATCTGTATATCAGACTTTAATTTCTCAGTTTGAAGAATTTCAAGAACAATTGGAGAAAAATATTGAATTTATTACTTTGATTGATATGATTTATGCAAAAGCCACGATTGCGAAAAAATATGGATATTGTAAACCAATTCTTAATGGCACAGATGATTCGGCAAAAAAATCTTTTGTTAAAGCCTGTGATTTGCGTCATTGTTTAATAGAGCAATTGCAACAATCAGAAATTTATGTCGCGAATGATATTGTGTTGGGTATAAGCGAGAGTGACCGTATAAGCGAGAGTGGCATCGATGGCATTCTATTATATGGGACAAACGCAGTAGGCAAAACCAGTTTAATTCGTGCACTAGGCATCGCAGTAATTATGGCACAATCAGGGATCTTTGTTCCATGTTCGCAATTCATATTTAAACCATATAAATACATTTTTACACGCATTTTAGGTAATGACAATATTTTCAAAGGACTCTCTACCTTTGCGGTTGAAATGAGTGAATTGCGAACTATATTGAATTATGCGGACGAAAACAGTTTGATTTTAGGTGATGAGTTGTGTTCTGGAACTGAAAACACTTCCGCCGTGAGCATTTTTGTCGCAGGAATACAAAAAATGGCAACTATGAGGAGTAGTTTTATATTTGCTACACATTTACACGAAATTGTTGGTTATGATGAAATCTCTGACTTGAAAACGGTGGCATTAAAACACATGTCTGTAATTTATAATAGAGAGAAAGATTGTCTGGAATATGATCGCAAATTGCGTGATGGTGCAGGAAACAGCATGTATGGACTAGAAGTATGTAAATCGTTGAATTTACCCACAGAATTTTTGGATGCGGCATATGCAATTCGCGAGAAATATGCGAGGACAACAACGAGCATGGAAGGAAGAAGCATTCTTTCTCTCAAAACAAGTCATTATAATTCACGAAAAATAATGGGATTGTGTGAAAAATGTGGCAAACTCATGGGAAAAGAAGTTCATCATTTGGAACATCAAAAAGACGCAAATAATGATGGCATGATAGTGAAAAATGGTGTGCCTTTTCATAAAAACATAGCTGCGAATTTGATGACTGTATGTGAAAAATGCCACAACAATTTTCATAAGAAAAAACCGCGTATTAAATCATTAAAGAATTGAATTAATCCACCACTAGCATGAATCCAAAAAAAAAACAGAAGCAGAAAATATGAAATAAAATCGAAAAATCACAATATGCAAATAAAATATTGTTTGTATTATTTAATTTATTCTTCACTATTAAATAATAAAATACTTATTTCTCTCTCTCTTTTAATGCCTACGAGTTCCTCTGCGTCTACGCCGTCCTTTGGTTAAAGAACGCACTCCTTGAACTCCTGTATTGACACCTTTTGACAATAGTCCAAATAAATTGTGGAATCCTGATTTCAGAGCTGGTGCGGATTTTCTAGCAACGGATTGGACGGATGAGCCGACAGTTTGCAATCCATTCATAAGAAGATTTTTCTTAGAACCACGACGACCGCGACGATGACGAGAACGACGATGAACCATTTTTATAAAATATAACTATATTATTTTCTTTCTTAACTTTATTATGATAGGTTTTGACAATATAAGAGAGAACCTGAGAACAATATTGACCGTTTCTGCTGTTTTCTTTGCAATTCTTGTTATATTTCAATTAAATGGATGGAGCCTTGAAGAGAAAAATCAACCGCCTAAAGAAGTTGTCCAAGTTTTAGAACTTGAAGCATTTACTAACGAAGGACATAACGGAAACAACCACGGAGACGGAGTTATAGACGCGTCTATACAAAAAGAAGTTGATGGAATGGGATTTGACCCCGCAATCAGTTTTTGTTCTAGTTATAATGGTGCTGAATTGGAAACAAAATGTAACGCGTTAACGAGGCAAGGATGTGCAAAAGTCGCATGTTGCGGATATTTGAATAGGTCGAAATGTGTTTCGGGATCGGCATCTGGACCAACTTTTTTGTCAAATGTGGATGGAACCAAAATGTCTATTGATTCATATTATTATATGAAAAAGTAAGAATTAAAAAAGTGATGTAATTGTGGTAAATTGTGGAACAATTAAAATTAATCCAGGTGCACCAGCAGAACCAGGACCGGCACTCGAGCTTCCTCCATCAGCCTGAACTCCATAATATCCTATCGTGTTCAAGGCTGCGTCATGTCTACATCCTCCATAACCGCCACTTCCAACATTAGTGTCACGATCAGAATACACATCACTCGTGCCATCACCCAATCCGGCATCGTCATAAAGATAATTATTTCCATACATATATGACATACCAAGCTGTTGAGTCGAACCATAATGATACGGGAATATTATCTGGGAATGTGAAGTTACTTGATATACACATGGCTGAATTAATTGAATTATATGCCGAAGTTGTGAATAATCGTTACAAGCCTGTGAGAAACCACTATCTGATCCGACCTGGTTCGTGAGTGGACTAGTTGAGTCATATTTGAAAAAGCTTGTTATGTTTGTAGAAGAGGTTGAACCTGGTTGGCTCCCAGTTCCTCCTGGTCCACCACCTGCATTTATATAATTATTATTGAATGTTATTGAACTGGCACCTCCATTTTGTCCAGATTGAGATCCACCATAAGAATTAGGGTTTCCAAAATATGGAAAGGTTGCTGGATCATATTGTCCGGAAGATCCTGCTACACCACCTGCTCCTATTGTAATAGTTAATGTTTTAGAATCTCCTGGAACAAAATTATAATATCCAATCATACATCCCCCACCAGAACCTCCAAAACCAACTATTGGTGCCTGACTTTGACCACCCGCGTTTTGTCCTGCACCACCACCGCCAATTACAAGAAATTTAAATCCCACAACTGAAGTGTGTAAGTTGAGCATTTGTGGCAGCTGAGGATTATTAATTTTATATTTAGTTTGATCACCCCCATCCAGATATGTTAAATTAGGATACTGATATATATAATATTTGCTTCTTAACCAACCTATTGTCTCATAATTGCTTAGGTTTTGGGTTAATGGTATAACTTGTATATATGATAAATCAATACCATTTTGTTTAGAATTGGTTGTAAGCAAACAATTTGTAAATGTATCACTCAGTTCATTGGTTGTATCAAACGATAGTGGTATAGTATTAGTAGAGAAATTAAGTAAATTGTAATTACTGCTAACATAACTCATAACATATCCATTCACAGGTTCAACTCCATTATCAAAAGAAATAGTATAATTACCATTTTGAAATATATATGACAAATCCACTTGAACATTTTGAACATTTACAGTAAATCCTGTTAATCCCAAACTCATATAAATAAAATTTTATTGTAATTTCCGTAAATAAACAAATAAGAAGTGCGTAAAAGGAAACTCGCTAAATTCTAGGATATTAATAATTCAATTTATAGAAAAAACGGCTAAAAAGGAGAAGTGTTTGACGAAATGTGATTCGGGATCGGCATCTGGACCAACTTTTTTGTCAAATGTGGATGGAGAGAGGATCGTGGTAAATGAATGGATAAGCGGATAAGCGAAATATCAGAACGGCTTTATGGATATGTAAATGTAATTATACACACACCTCCTTTTCCTGACCCACCACTACCATTAGTATTACCACCACCACCACCACCACCACCATAATAGGTAGCATTATTTCCAGGTTGACCATAATTGTTACTCGCTCCACCATTACCACCACCATTACTCCCTCCAGTTCCATAAGATGATACATCATTAGCACCATAATAGCCACTATTCCCTCCATTTGTGCCGTTATAACTTCCACCACCACCACCACCAGTTGAATAACTACCATAATTAGCATAAGGAGCACCGCCTCCTGAACCACCACTATGATTTACACCTCCACCACTTGGGTTACCACCAGAAGCCCCTCCACCACTACCTCCAGAATCTCCAGAACTTCCATAGGAGGCAGTCATTCCAAATCCAGTAGTAGATTTAGATACACCTCCAACGGTGATTGAATATGGAGTATTTATTGTAATTGGGTATTTATTGTAAATAGATGTTCCTCCAGCACCTCCTCCAGTTCCACCATAATATGTACTTGCATTACCACCATTTCCACCACCGCCAATTAACATAATGTGTGCGGAAACACTAGTATAAAAAGTTATTGATCCTGAACCACTTGTCATTGTAATGGTGTATGTGCCGGAACTATAACTAGATGTGTTTGCTAGTCCTGAAATTGCAAATGGAACCTTTCCAGCAAATAATGTGTTTAAATCTTGTTGAACACCACTTGTGTTTGTATAGTTAAATCCAGTAAGAGAAGCCTTTGGATATGTTGTTCCTAATGGTTGAAAAATATTAGATAAATCTAAACCATTTGTCGCAATATAATGTGTTGTTGGATTTGAACCGCTAGTATAATGCTGAAAAATATATGACAAATCTGTGGAATTTCCATTTAATGAAACATCAAATCCAGTTAATCCAGACATGTATAAATAAAAAATTGATTATAATTTTCTAAATAAAAGAAATAATATAAGAACACTAAATATATATAAGAAATGATTATTCCAGTTAAATGTGTCACTTGTGGAATGGTTCTCGCCGACAAATACCGTTTTTATTTAGAAGAAGTGCGTAAAAGGAAACTCGCTAAATCCCAGGATATTAATAGTGTTCTTTATTTAACGAAAGAATTCACAGAAAAAACGGCTGAAGGAGAAGTGTTGGACGAATTGGGATTGACGAAAATGTGTTGTCGTCGTCATCTATTAACGCATGTTGATATTGAATAATATTCTCTTAATATAGTATAATGTCAACAACAACAAGAAGAAGAAAATCAAGGTCAACGTCAGGCTCAAGGAAAAATAAGAGTAAACATAATTATTTTATGCGAGGATGTTCTTCTCGTTCTTGTAATCATTCTAATAAACACCATTTTTTTGCTAAAGGAATGGACTATGTTAATGTCCCTAAAATGAAAATGCACAGTAAAATTCATGGAAAAGTAAGTTCAAAAAAGTGTAAATGTGCATGTCATTTGAATAAACATAATGTGCCTGAGTGTAAATGTAATTGTAATCAAACTAGTAAGATCTTTGGAGGAGGAACAACCGGAGGAACGAGTAAAGGAACGATCATAAAAGGCGGTGATGCGTTAAATTTATCTTTAGCGTATACAGGAAAACATGTTCCATTAAGTCCAAGTCCATATGCGGCATATGTAGGAAAAGGTGGAACTAATGATGTCTCGGTAAACAAAGCATATCCGATAGTCAAAGACACCGGGGAAAATCTTGGATGGTTGAATTCTAGTCAAACGACCCGAGGAGGTGGAATAATAGGTCCAGGAACAAGTTATGCCAACGGATTGGTTGGTTCATCGTGGACATCAAACCCAGAGACGTGGTCGGGTGTAAATGGTGTTGGAGGTGATGGGAATCATGTATCATTAAATACTTATAATAATGATGTTTCGCGTCAAATGCTTAATATAGGAGCAAACTATCCATTTAACGGAATGTTAAGTGGTGGTCGTCGTCGTCGTATGCATCGGTGTAAAACTGGTTATAAATGTGGTCGCGGTCGCAGTTCTAAATACAGTAGTACTCACAAAAAAACGTATCGCGGAGGAGGAATTTTGCCTCAAAATTTAGTAAATGTAGGAAGAAATTTTATGTATAATATTGGAGCATCTAATAACGAAATGAATGGATATGCTGATCCACCAAAACCGATGCCATATCAAGGCCAATTAGTTACAGACAATTCAAAATTTTTAAAATATATATAATTTATATATGGCGTTTCCAAAAAGTTTAAAGGAGTTGTGTAATCCAGCCTTGTTTTATTTTGTCATGTCAATTGTTGGGTTAATAATAGTTGCTTTTCAAAACATGGGAAATAATCATGAATTGATGATTGGGTCAACCATGTTGAATGTTGAAAATAGTCCAGTTATTTTTATTGTGAAATTGTTATACATATTATTTTGGACATGGATTTTGAATTTAATGTGTAAAGACGGACATTCAGGTATCTCTTGGTTACTTGTGTTTTTGCCATTTATTTTAATTATTTTGTTAGCTTTGGCATTAATGCTTGATTAAAGATAGAAGTAGATAATAAAGATAGAAGTATAAAAATGAAACAATTATTTAACTTCACTATATATAATGAAGTTAAATAAAATAGCAAATGGAATGTCATATGATTTGAATGGTTGGAAATATATATCTATTTATGGTTCTCCTAAAAAACGAGGATATGCCTATGGATATTTATGTGCAGAATTATTTACGGAAGTAAAAAAGATGCTTACTTTTTTCGTATATGATACAACCGGACAAACATGGGATTATATGATTGAAGAAATTAACAAAAGCATTAAATTAAAAACGCAATCAGAATTTCCTGAATTGTATGAAGAAATGGAAGGAATTGCGGAAGGATACAACGCAGCACACAAACACAAACAAGCCTCACCTTTAACATCAACCACACTTGACGAAATTATTGCGTGGAATTTTTATTTATCAATTACTTATTGGTTTTCTTCTATTAATCCATCAGCACAGCATCGTGCATCGTCAAAACAAGGAGGCGGTTCGAGTGATAGATGCAGTGTGATTATTGCAGTAGGTAACGATTTTACAGAATCAGGCAAAATAGTTGTAGCACACAATTCTTTTACTAATTTTATAGATGGACAATGTGAAAATGTAATTTTGGATTTAAATCCAGAAAAAGGGAATCGGTTTATTATGCAAACCTCTCCGTGTTGGATATGGAGTGGCAGCGATTTTTTCATAAATTCAAAAGGAATTATTGGCACGGAAACAACAATTGGAGGATTTATTGCGTATGAAAACAACATTCCTATAGGTTATCGAATTCGTCAAGCAATGCAATATGGAAATACAATTGATGACTGTGTAAATTTTTTATTACAAGGAAATTCTGGCGATTACGCAAACACATGGTATTTTGGAGACACAAAAACAAATGAAATTATGCGGTTTGAACTGGGGTTAAAATATCACAACATAGAGAGAACTAACAACGGGTATTATATTGGGTTTAATGCTGCATATGATCCAAGAATAAGAAATATAGAATGTGTAAATAGTGGATTTGATGACATTCGTCGGCATCAAGGGGCTCGTCGTGTGAGATTGGACGATTTAATTCAAGAATATAAAGGCAAACTAAATATTGAAATCGCACAAAAAATTATTTCTGATCATTATGATGTTTATTTAAAAAAAGAGAATCCATGTTCGCGAACAGTCTGTGGTCATTATGAGTTGGATGCACGTGAATTCATGTCTGATCCTAACAGACCAAAACCATTTGAACCACGAGGGGCGATTGACGGAATTGTATGTGATACTGATTTGGCGAACAAGATGGGATTTGTTGCTCGTTTTGGCAATTCATGTGGAATGCCTTTTTCTGCTGCCAACTTTTGTAATGAAAATCGTCAATGGAAATATTTAGAACCATATTTAAAAGATAGACCGACTCAGCCATGGACAGAATTTGTAGTGTCGTCTGCGAGAACGAGAATGAAAACAATAATAAAACCGAGAACGAATACAAGAATGACAACAAGAACGAATACAAGAATGAAACCGAGAACAAATGTAAGAATGAAAACAAGAAGTAGAAGACAAAAATTAAAAACTCGTAAAATTCATAAAACCAGATAACAAAGAACCGAATAATTCATGGTTTATGGCATCCGATGTAATTGTCCCCCCCCCCCATATCGTTGTCTTGAAACATTCAGATGATGTAAGAGAGAGAGAGAGAAATAAAAGGTTGTTAAATCAGGAAAATCTTTATTATTATGTTGAGAAAGTATTATAAAAATATGAATCAATATATAATATGGAAGATATTTCTTGGAAAGTAATAGATACATATTTTAATGAAAATCCCGAGAATTTAGTAAGTCATCATTTAAATTCATACAACGATTTTTTCAGCACAGGCATAAACCGTATTTTTAAAGAAAACAATCCTGTTAGATTTATTGAAAGACAAAAAAACGATGAGCCAAACGCAAAACAAAATCAAAGTCTTTTATATTTAGGTGGCAAAGATGGGACAAAAATTTATTTTGGAAAACCGATGATTTACGATGATAATTATGCACATTACATGTATCCTAATGATGCACGATTAAGAAACATGTGGTATGGCATTACTATTCATTATGATGTAGATGTGGATATTATATATTATGTTGATGACAAAGAAATAAAAGAAACCCATATGATTCCCAAAGTCTATTTAGGTCGTTTTCCAATCATGATTCAATCCAATTTATGTATATTAAAGTCTCTCTCTCCAGAGGTGAGATTTAATATGGGAGAGTGTCGCAACGATTATGGTGGTTATTTTATCATTGCTGGAAAAGAAAAGTGTATTGTATCACAGGAAAAATTCGCAAACAATATGCTTTATGTAAGAAAAAATTCGAAAGATGATATTTATAGTCATTCTGCCGAGGTGCGTTCTGTTTCTGAAGATGCATCAAAACCTACACGCACAACTTCTGTGAAAATCGTTGCTCCAACAACAGTATTAGAAAATGGTCAATTTGTAGTAGCAATTCCAAATGTTCGCAAACCGATTCCATTATTTATATTGATGAGAGCGTTGGGTGTAATATCAGACAAGGATATTATACGAACATGTTTATTAAATCTTGACCAAAATAAAGGATACATTAATCTATTTATAAATTCAATACATGATTGTCATGAAATATACAATCAATCTACCTCTTTGAATTACATTGCATCATTTACAAAAAGAAAAACGTTGATTGGTGTGCTTGAAATATTAAGCGATTATTTTTTGCCCCATATTGGAGAGATGAATTTTTTAGAAAAGGCGTATTATATTGGTTACATGATATATAAAATGTTAAAAGTCTATACTGAAGTAGAACTGCCTACTGACCGTGATAATTTTCGTTTTAAAAGAATTGAATTATCAGGTTCTCTCATTTATGACCTATTTCGCGAATATTATTTGATACAAAAACAAAAAATTACACTAACAATTGATGCGGAGCATTATTATGCCACAGGAAGATATCAAAAGACGGATTTTCCTAATTTGATAAAATTAAATCATGCTCTTATTTTTAAAAAGAGGATAGTGGAATCCGGCTTTTTAAAAGCATTCAAGGGAAATTGGGGCGAGACAGAACATACTAAAAGAGTTGGGGTTGTTCAAGATTTAAATCGGTTAAGTTGGAACACTTTTATTTCACATTTAAGAAAAATCAATTTACCACTAGATCCAACATCAAAGGTTGTTGGACCGCGGTTATTAAACAGTTCACAGTGGGGATTTATTGATCCATTAGACACGCCAGATGGAGGCAATATTGGATTACATAAACATTTAACAATTACCGCCGCGGTGTCAACTCATGTATCTTCGTCCATTTTTATTGATTGGTTAAAAGCAAACACTACATTAAAATTATTGATGGAATGTTCAACAGAATACATGCATTCATGTACTAAATTTTTTGTAAATGGTATATGGATAGGTGTTATAGACAATTCTATTGAAATTGTGGAGAATTTAAAATTATTGAGACGTAATGGAGTGATTCCTGTTTTTACTAGCATTTCATTTAATAATGAGCAAAACGAAATACACCTTTATAGTGATGGTGGAAGATTGATGCGTCCAATTTATTATATAGACAAAGATGGTCCTAGTTTTCAAAGAAAAGAAGTTGTCGATTTATTAAATACAAATAAATTATCATGGGCAAATATTGTATCTGGTTATGGAAAAAAATCGGATGTTTCTTTTTCAATAAAAGACAACGTGTTGTATGATTTAACTGATTTATTTGATGTCTCCACAGAACAATCTTCTAAAACATTACATAAATATAAATCCATGATTGATTATGTTGACACTTCAGAGGAAGAGGCAAGTTTAATTGCAACTACAGAAGAACTTGTGGCAACAGGAGTAACGGGAGGATTAAAATACACACATATTGAGATTCATCCTTCTTTGATATTTGGTGTAATGGGAAATCAAATAGTTTATCCTGAACACAACCCAATTGCACGTAACGCATTTTCTTGTGGACAAAGTAAACAAGCCGTTTCTTTATATCATTCTAATTATCAAATGAGAATTGATAAAATGGGAGTGGTCTTAAATTACGGTCAAGTTCCTTTAATTAAATCCAGATATATGAATTATATAAATAAAGAACAACAGCCTTATGGAGTAAACACAATCGTTGCCATCATGTCATATACTGGATATAATGTTGAAGACGCAATTTTAATTAATCAGGGTTCTGTGAATCGTGGGCTTTTCAGAACTACCTATTTATCAATGTATGAAACACATGAAGAAAGTATCGCAAAAGGGAATTCACAGATTAATTCTTTTTTCGCAAATGTTCAGAAACATTCTGTATCAGGAATTAAACCAGGGATGGATTATAGTTTTTTAGATGATAATGGTATGATAAAAGAAAACACACCATTAAATGATAAAATAGCATTGATTGGGAAATTAATCACAGATCCAGAGAACAAAGATGTATACATTGATGATTCTGTTACTCCTAAAAAGGGACAACTTGGTTTTGTCGACAAGGCATTTATTACAGAAGGTGAAACCGGAACTAAAATCGCTAAAATACGGGTGCGTGAAGAGAGAATACCTGCGATTGGAGATAAAATGGCAAGTCGTGTGGGACAAAAAGGAACCATTGGATTAATTATTCCAGAAGAAAATATGCCTTTTACCGCGGATGGAGTTCGTCCTGATTTAATTATAAATCCACATGCGTTGCCATCCCGAATGACAATTGGGCAATTAATAGAGAGCTTGTTTGGAAAGGCATGTTGTATGCATGGAACATTTGGAGATTGCACCGCGTTTGCAATAAAAGGTGCAAATACGGATTTATATGGAAAAATGTTGACAAATATGGGTTTTCATTCAAGTGGCAATCAATTGTTGTGTAATGGAATGACAGGGGAACAATTATCGAGTGATATTTTTATTGGTCCTACTTATTATATGAGATTAAAACATATGGTAAAGGATAAGATTAATTATCGTGCTTTAGGTCCAAGAACATCCTTAACACGACAGCCGGTTCAAGGCCGTGCAAATGATGGAGGTCTTCGTATTGGAGAAATGGAACGCGATGGAGTGTTGGGACACGGAGCATCTTATTTTTTAAATGAATCATTTTTAATTCGTGGAGATGAATATTTTATGGCGGTATGTAATAAAACAGGAAATGTTGCTATTTATAATCCTTCCAAGAATTTGTTTTTTAGTCCAGGAATAGATGGTCCAATCAAATTCAATACGAATGTAGACGGAACACAAAATATTGAAAATCTTAGTCGGTTTGGACGTTCTTTTAGTATTGTTCGGGTTCCTTATGCTATGAAATTATTAATGCAAGAGTTGATGGTTTTAAATATACATATGAAAATTATTACTGATGAAAATGTAGACCAACTTATGAGCATGTCTTATTCTTCAAATTATAAATTATTATTAAATCCTTCTTCTGAAAATCCAAACAAGATAGATGGTTACGCGGCTATTACTAAATACGACAATATTATTTCTGAACATGTTAAAACAACAAAGAGTAAATTCAATATTCCTTCTCCTGATTCTAATGTCTCTCCTGGATCTTTTAAATCTCCTATTATTGGAGAGGCAAAACCATATTCTTCGAATGATTTTTTTGAAGCGGCACATGATGTTCAACGCATGGAAGAAATATCCGCAGAAGAAGAGCAAAAAGAAAAAGAAGCAAAGGAAAAAGAATTGTTATTGTCGGATATTATTGAAGAATTGCCGGATGAATTGCCTAATGAATTGCCTAATGAATTGCCTAATGACTCATATACAAGTCCGAGATATCCTGAAGATGTAAGTCCTGCATATAATCCAAATGCTGAAAATAGTGAAAGTATTTTAGAATTTAAAGAAGAAGAAAAAAGAGAAGGAGAAAAGGAAGGAGAAAAAGGAGAAAAAGGAGAAAAAGGAGAAAAAGGAGAAAAAGGAGAAAAAGGAGAAAAAGAAAAAGAAGGCGAAACTAAAAAAATAATTATATCACCATCGTCTTCTTCATATGAACCATAGAAATTATCAGAATCATCATAATTAAAATAATATAATTAAAATTGAACTGAATTTAAATATTTAAAAATGTTAATATAATAACAACAATGGCAAAACAGAATTCTAATGTTCTAATTTCCAGTATTTACAATTCACGAAAAAATGTATTGGATTTAATGTATAAACAAAATTACAACATTGATGAGTATTCAAATTTTAGTATCAACGAAGTAAATTCGATGTTTCAAAACAATCAACTAGACATTAAATTAGAAAAAAACACCAAAGAAAACAAAGCATATATACATTATTATTTAGGAAAAGCTGCAAAAACAATTACAGCAAAAAATTTACAAGATATGATTGATGATTTATTTATGGTGGAAGAAATCTTGACGAAAAATGATACCCTGTTTATTATTTTAAAATCAGATATTAATGAGACAATTACAAATGTGCTTAAAAATATATGGGAAAAAGATGGCATATTTATTGTAATTATTAATATTCAGAGACTGCAGTTTAACATTCTAGAACATAGTCTAGTTCCGCCTCATCGAATTTTGTCGGAAGAAGAAGTAGAAGAAGTAAAAATAAAATATAATATCAATAAGTTATCACAACTTCCGGAAATATCGCGTTTTGACCCAGTTGCTCAAGTAATCGGAATTAGACCAGGTCAAGTATGTGAAATAATTCGTTCTAGCAAAACAGCAGTAAATAGTAAATATTATCGTGTATGTATTCAGTAATTATATAAATATTATATATATGGAATTAACAGAAACACGATTAAAAGACTTGTCTTCAAACACAAAAAAATACAACAATAAATTGGCAGATTATACTGAATCATTTCCTCATATGTTGGATGAATTTAAAAAGCATTACATTTTTTTTAATAAAAATCCTGAAGTAAATGAATATCAGCAATTATATTCATCTATGAAATCAAATATACAACAAGCCATATCGCAAGTGTTTGTTACTACAAATGAGATTCAACAAAATATAGATGAATTAAATTCATCTATTGTAGAATTAAATAAGAAAATAGATAACGAGAAAATAAAGAACGCAGATTTAAAAAAGAAATTGGGAATGTTGAATGCTGAAAATGATACATCAGGATTAATGATTGATAATTACAAAGAAACATATAACATTCAGTATTTTACAAATTTTGTCATTCTTTTGGGAATTTTATCTATTTGTTTTTTTATATACAAGACATTTGGCGAAAAAATAGTTGAAAAATAAAACCAATCCAATTAATCCGACCAAAAAATTAAAATAATAATATATAATAATGGCACACCGTTTTACTCAAGAAGAAATAAATGAATTAAAAAGACAAGATATGGAAATTGCACATCGTGTATTTGATTCAATTTTAGTCAATAATCCAGATGTTCCAAAAAAAATAACATTGTGTATTAAGTTGCACGGAGCAGTAGTAATGAATGAAGATAAAAATGATTCCACCGATAATAGTTTGAAGATATTTATTTCAAGATTGCCACCTAATATGGAAGTATATATATCAGATAATTGTAATATAGGTGAGTTTTCTTACACTCAACAAGATATGAAATTGTTATATCCATATTTTGAACGTGATGAACCACCTGAAAGTATAGTAAGACAACTACAAGACCGCATAACGAGGCCAACGCAAAGTTATACTGGAGAACTAAGAGATATGAGTAATCTTGAAAAAGTAGATAATTTTGTAGAAAAAATATACACCCCTTATAAACCATTTGAACGAAATAAACGCTCTATTACTAACATAATCCAATTAACTTCAGCATCACCTGAAATTGATGCAGAAATTGTAAACAGGTATCTTATTCATATGCAAGAACATGAAACTTCAAGAAGTAATTTATTAAAATTTCTGTATGAGAACAACTATAGAATAGTAGAATTATATGACCTATCGTGTTCACCTTTTACAAACTCTGACGGTTATTTTGTAGAACCTTCAGAATATGTGCTTGTTAACGGTAAGCACGTGCCAAGATTTCCAGATGTACGGTTACATAAAGCTAACATTCACGCAAAACATTATAATGCTAAAGGAGGAAAACAACATAAATCAAGAAAACAACATAAATCAAGAAAACAACATAAATCAAGAAAACAACATAAATCAAGAAAACACCATAAATCAAGAAAACGCCATAAATCAAGAAAACACCATAAATCAAGAAAACACAAATAGAAAGAAAATAATGAATCTGGTGCATTTTTAATTCTCAAATGGTAATAATAAAAAATCTTGTGAAATAAATTCATTTCTCTCTTTACTTGTGAATAATCCAAGAAATATATTGATTTGTGAATCAACATGTTTTACTTCTGTGCAAAGAATATATTTTTCCGCATTTTTTACAAATGGATTGCGATGTATAATGTCCTTGCATTTTTTGCAATATCCAAACATTGAAGGTATATTGTCATTCATAAATATACCAATATCATTAATGATCCAATCTGCATGATGCTCATTGATAGAATAACCCCATTTTTCTAAATAAATCGCATAAATTATTTGTCTACTTTCATGAAAACTTCGAATGTCTTCCAACATTGATTTATCTTGAATTTCATATGTATATGACATAATTTTGAAAAGAAGTTCCTTTGGTAATTTATTCATGTGTTTCTTGAATTTATTATGTAAAAGAATTTAAACCCTTTAAGAATTAAAATAGTTAGACATTAATTTGACACATACAGGGTGTTACTTTTTTCTCTCTAATCAATCATTTAATTTTTGATGTAAGTATGAAATCATGGTTTATTATATTAAGAATGTCATTTTCGTCCATTTTTATTCATATATCTCTTTCGTAATAAAAAATAATTATATATATAATGGAACTATCTCTGTCTTTGTTGGGACAAGAATATGATGCTTTATTAACTCAATATCAACAAGCGTATAAAAATTACATGGATTATTTATCATCTTCATCCGCATCTTCATCCGCATCTTATGCAACTTTGCAAGGCAATACTTTTTGGGGAACAGGAGGAGTGAGTGAAGGTGCGTCAAACACAGTAGAAGAGTGTCAAGGACAATGTTCTTCTCTCTCAACTTGCACGGGAGCTACATTTAATCCAGACAAAAAATATTGTTGGGCTAGAAAAGGTGAAGGAGATGTTATTCCTGGATTAGACAACGATGTTGCAATTGTTCCAAAAGTCAAACAATATACTAATATTTTATACACCATAAATTCACAATTAATTGCTTTAAATAAAAAAATGATGGATATGTCAACTGCGAGTGTTCCTGGATTAGACAAAGAGAGAGAAACCCGCAGTAATATGAATGAACAACTGGAGCTAAATTATGAAAATTTAATGAATGAAAAAAAACGGGTTGACATGTTAATTCGTGAATACGAATCACTTGAAGATATAAATAAAAATAGTTCAATTTCGGTGAATCAAAAATATTCATCATATATAACTATTACTTTGTTTTTGGTCGTTCTTATTATTTTATTTATTTTATTTTATGTTGTATAATTTGTCTTTAGTGTTTCTTTTCTCTCTTTATTGATCGAATAATAAGAGAATGTAATAGTCTATACTAATTCTTCAACGGTTTAAAATATTATATTATATTAATGATAACTCAAGGTAAAGCATTTATGAAAAATAGAGAGAAAAACAAAAATAAATATGAAGGATTTGGACAAAGAAAGATAGAAACCCCGGTGTATGATCAATCGCAACAACTCTATGAAAATACACAAATAATGAATGTTCAGCCTAACTCTGAATTAATACAATCCCAAAACGATACTTTATCAAATTATAGTAATACTTTTAACAAAATAACTAGTAAAACACAAGATTATGTGAATCGCATTTCTTCTTCCAATCCATATTTAAATAAATTTATTCGCTTTACAAATGGCACAATAGCATATGTAACAAATTTAGGAGTTGCAAAACCAATCAGTTCTTCGAATGCATATCAATCACTTTTGGGAAAAAATGGGTGTCCTACTACTGCACAAGATGTTCCAATGGAATGGTCATCTTCATATATTGAAGGCAATATAATTCCATTAAATCCAACGTTGGTAGTTGGTTCGGCAATGACAGAAGGAGAGAGTTGTGGCAATGAAGGTAAAAATGTAGTTGTATCTTCTCTCATTTCAAAAGATGCAACCTCGGCATATCAAGGATGTTATCAAGATGCATCGCCTTCAAATATGACTTTTATAGGCGGGTCGCCTCCTGCACAAATAAACACGTCGATCGTAAATGGTGATTTTTCTCAACCGCAAATTCCAACAAATACTGTTAAATATACAACAAGTGACACAGATTTTTCCAAAATTCCTGGATGGGAATTCGACGCAATATTAAATAATTCACAAGGATGGGTTTTACCAACGCCATTTCCTTATGGACCCCAGTGTGCAATTATTCAATATAAAGGATATATAACCCAAAGTGTTAATTTTTCTGTTGGAACATATAATCTTGTTTTTGCTGCTACTGGTAGGCAAACTGGTTGGAATACTGAAAGTAATAATATTGATGTATTAATAGATAATGTTGTAATTTATTCAGTAACCCCTTCATTAGGAAAATGGGATTATTATAATACACAAATTACAATAAATACATCAGGTAATCATAATCTTACATTTCAAGGACAAGGTAATGCCAAAGACACATCGGGAGGTAATGATGTCTCATCTGCGATTCAAGGAATTAATCTTGTTTCTAATGGAACCGCAGTTGGAAGTGGCACGTATACATATGACCAATGTAAAACCGCGGCGATTGATGGCGGGTATCAATATTTTGGATTACAATTTGGCAACCCTTCAACTGGAACAGGTTATTGTGCTGTCACGAATGATTCTGTTAGTGCGACAAAAAATGGCACGTCGTATGCTGTCTCTGGAGGCATTACATTATGGTCATCTGAAACATCAGGAATAGGCAATACGGCAACAATATCAATTCAAGGTTCTCTCTCTGTAATTAATTCTGAAAGCATATCTATTTATAATATTCCAAATAATAATAATCAAGTTTATCAAGATCCAGCTGCTAATGTTGGAACCCCATCTGATTATATCGGTTGTTATGGGGATACAGGTGATCGAGCAATTGCCAATACTTCAAATGACCAATATTTAACTTTATCAGAATGTAAAAAATTAGCAGTAGATAATCAGTTTACTTATTATGGGTGGCAATATAATAGACAGACTTTAAATGGTTGGTGTGTTGGCAGTAATGACATGAATCAAATAAATAAATATGGTCCAGCGACAAATTGTACTAAATTAAGTGATGGAACTATGGGTGGAGGTGCATGGTCAAACGCGATGTATAATACAAATTTACCACCATCTGATTATTTTTTAATATTACAAGATGACGGGAATTTGTGTTTATATAAAGGAACAGGACCAAATAATAATCAAGGAACTATTTGGTGTGCAATGACTAACGGACAACAACAAAAGCCAAATTCTGCGTTTAAAGCATCAAATGGTAAATTCGGTAAAAATTATATAAAAACGGGTGATACTTTAGCAGCAGGAGATTTCATCGGTTCAACTGACGGGTCCATCTATTTACTAATGCAGTCAGATGGCAATTTAGTATTATATACATCACAAAATGTAGAAAATTGTACTAACATTGTAGGTCTTTCGAATATTGGAGGACAAGGTGCAACAGCCCTTTATAAAATGTCGGAAGTAGGAAATCCTGCGAATTTAGGTAAAATTGGATATGTAGACAAAAATTCGGAAATATATAGTTATCCTGACAATAAAATCGGATTGTCTAATACTTATATAAAATATCCTGAATCTGATAGTTATGGATATGACATTCCAGGTGCGGCATCTTCAGGACCTTCATTAGATCAGTGTAAAACTACTTGCAATAATTTGTCAGAATGTTATGGGTTTACGTATCAGTATGTAAATAATATATGTTTTCCAAAAGACAAAAACATGTTTCCTACTGGTTCAAAACAACCATTACCAGGTGCAGATTTATATGTAAGAGAGAAAATGGTAAAGGAAGGATTTGAAACGGTTGAAATAGATACAAATAAATGGACAAATTACGCAAATAATAATAAAACATTTGATGATTCAATTGTTGACTCTGCAAGTAAACAATTGACAGGTGCGGACAAAAAAGAGTTGTCAGAACTAAATGATAAAATCAATCGTTTCTCTCAAGAGATTGAATTAAATAATATGGAATATAAACAAAATTTATCAAATGTAAATACCAGAACTGTTGAAAATACAGGTAATATAAATAGTTATAACGATGAGTATGATAAAATTCAATTAAAAATAAAACATTCGGGAACCAATTTAATTAACATGAATAATATTGTTTCTGATAGTAGTATATTGGTTCTTCAACAAAACGCACATTTTGTGCTTTATGCAACAATGGCAATTATATTATTAATAATTGCAATAAAATTCTTATCTTAGTATAAACTATAATGTCGGGGGATGATAATGAACAAATATTAAATGACATTCAAAAATTACAAAAGATTGAACAAGATTTATTCAGCAGTTTAGAAAATCCGCAAATACAACCAGACTCCAGTAAAAAAATAATTAGTAAAATTAATGATGTTTCACAAATGAGAATTAATTTATACAAGTTATTAAATAATTTAAACAGCAATTATCAAAACAGTTTGACAAATTCAAGAGAAGTCTTGTCAGAACAAAATGTCGCAATAGAAATAGTTGAAACTGAATTAAATCGTGCAAAAAAACGACTTGCTGTAATTGAAGAGGAGAAAAATAATAAAATACGGTTGATTGAAATTAATACATATTATGGACAAAGTTATGAGGAACACGCAAATATGATGAAATTATTTATTTATATGTTAATTCCAATTATTGGTCTTTCTATTTTGTTTAAACAAGGATTCATTCCTAGTTCAATTTATACAATTTTAAATGTAGTAATCATTTTAATTGGGCTTATTTTATTATGGAGAAATTATTCCAAGATATATATGCATGATAAATTGAATTATCCAGAATATGCTTGGACCTTTGATGCTTCGACAGCACCTGGACCCGATTTATCATTATCCGCAAGTAATAATGATCCGTGGAGCAAAATAAACACAACATGTGTTGGAAGTGCATGTTGTACAAGTGGAACTAACTATGATTATAGTTTAAATAAATGTGTTCCAAACAACACAAGCACAAGCGAACCTTTTATAAACATGGATAAAATGAATCAGGTATTTACGAAACATACAAGTGAATTTAAAAAGCCAGACATTACGATGAATTCCAAAATATATCCAAAAAATTATTAAATGTATAATATATTAATAATGTCTTCTTCGAATCAAACTATTTCAGATGTAAATAATTTATTAAGACAAGCCTCCAAAGCAATCATGTGTGGACCAGAGTGTCAAAAAAATGAAAAGATGACACAATTATATCAAACTTATTTAGATTCCAAAACAAATTTGATAAATGCTCCTCAACAAATAGAACAATCTGCTAAAAATTATTACATGTTTGCCGAAGGACCGCAAGGATACAACGATTATTTAAATAAAAGTTTAGATGAAAAATCAACTGCAATAGTAAATGTAATTGAAGAGCAATTCAATAATAATTTGAAAGCTGGTCAATCCACATTAGGAATGTATAATGGGATTTCTGTAAATTATAATTCTGTGTTGGATTTATATGATAAATATCATACTGAAAACATAGAATTAGAAAAAAAATATAAAAATGAAGCAAATGATATTTTTACAAACGATCGTAAAACCTATTATGCGAATCAAGGCATAGATAATTTAAATTATTATTACAAAGTGTTACTTTATATATACGCATTTGTTGCATTTATTTATTTTATTTTAATGTTTGCCTTAAAAAATGATTTATCTCTTACAAGAAAAATCATTATTTTTATTTGTGTTGTTTTATATCCATTTATTATTATTCCTGTGTATAAAGCCGTGATATCTCGTTATAATATTTTAATCGCGATGTTTCCAAAAAATGCATATAAAACAATTTAATTGTGTGTGTTTGTGTGTCTGTGTGTGTGTATGTGCCTGTTTATGTATGCATGTGCGGTTACTTATTTATGCTGTATTTGGGTCATCGTCAGGCAAATCATCATATCTTTGAATTTTCACACCAAACCACATATTATTTTTACATGTTCCAAAGTGTTTATCCATTACTTCTAATATCTCTTTTGTGGGAAGTTGTTTTTTGTTTCCTCCTCCAGATTCTGATGCATACCATAGTCTCATTTCAAGCAAAATTTCAGACTTTTTAACACAATCTGTTTGAATGCCTGTCTTTACAAGGTTCTCTTTTACATATTTTGATAAAAGGTCTTCACTGTCTCTGTATTTATTTGATGCGATTTTTACTGCACTACAATCTGTAACATTACCTTCATTTACAAAAGTTATTTCCGTTAGCATCGCTAAAAACACAGGTGCCAACGCAGGAAGCCGTTCTTTCAGTGTCTTGTCCTTTTCAAAAACGTATTGAGTGGTATCTGTATGAGATTCATCCGCATCAATAAATTTTGACATAAAGTCACAAACACGAATGCGTCTCCATGTGCCGTCATCTTGACTGTTTACTTTAAATAAAGAATTTGTACACACCACCAATTTAAACTGAGGTTCAAATGTTTCACTGTCACAATACAACGCACGTCCTTGAACCGGGTCTCCACCAGTCAATTCTTTCATGATTCCTTCATTGATTGTCATGTCTTTTGAAGGTTCTTGCATAACAGCATATCGAATTCCTTTTAATTGAACAATTTCGGATGAAGTTCCACCGATACTGCCTCGTTTTTCAGTTACCAAAGTAATAGGAACTGTGCCTTTATAATCTCCCAATACATGTGTCATTAAATCCGTCAAGATTGATTTACCGTTGCTTCCACTTCCGCGATAAATGTTAAATGTCTGATTTTTATTTACTCCAATTAAACAAGAGGCTAAATGATCCCACATGTATTTATTCAAATCATTAATAGGAAACAATTTTTCCATGAATGACATAATATCGTCCATGCTTTCTCGATGAATTGTCTCGTCTAATTTTGTATAATTAATGCCAGTTGATTTTGATAAATAATCTTGTGGAGAACCATTACGAAAAGTTTTGTTTGCAAAATCAATAACTCCATTATTGCAACACAATAACCATTTATTTGCGTCTAAATTATGCATAAAGTCGCCATCATAAAACAATTCCATTGCTTCTCTAAATATATTATTTTTATCGTTTGTTTTTTTTAATTTGCCACACATTTCTACAATCGATTTGTGTTTTCTTTTTAATTTTTCATATTTTTTACTACTTTCTTCATCACTCGTATCTATTGCCGAAATCTCATCATATATTTTATTTGCCTTGTCAAAATATATATTGTGTATACTTGTTGAAATAGCTAAACGCAAGGTGTATCCTTTATCATGTACCCATTTATGGTCTTTAAATAAATACCACTGTTTGTTTTTAATGCTGGTGCATACATATTTATCCTTGTAAAATTTATGCAATACATTAGCGACATCAAATTCGGTTTGTGTTTGGATGGAAATGTCTACAAATGTATCAACGCAATTATGTTTTACTCTGTTATAATCTTCTGGCAACGCATCTTGTTTTGCCCAATACATGATGGAGCGAGATGTAATTCCGACATCTTTTTTATTAAAAACGGTTTCCCATAAATTATACAGTGAGGATATTGTGCTAAAATCAAAATCGTCGGCTTTGCTTCGTAGCATGATCCATGATAAGAAGAGTCTGTCATCTGTGCGTTTCAACGCAAACGCCACTTGTCTATTTAATAAATGTGACCCTGGGCAGTAATATTTTTCAGGCAATATTTGGGTGTATTCATGTATTTCTCTTATTTCATATTCTGAACTACTAACATTATCTAGCATGAGTTTTACTTCTGTTTCTAATTCTTCCTGGCATGTAATGCAATCATATTCAGAACCCAACGTTGTGGCAGAATATTTATATTTACGAGATTTTATATTGAGGTTTGTGCCTGACGACGCGTTATGTTTACTTGCGTTGGTGGCGTTCATATATTGAACCATAATTTTCGGATTTAATTCAAATTTAGGGTTGCTCGGATTTTGAGCAGAAATTTGAATAAAATTACTTGCAAGATTAAAGTCACTAATGTCTCGTTCTGTTGTTATATATACATCTTCCGTATTGTCATATATATAATTATAATGATACATCATTTGATATGCTTCATTGTCAGGTTTTCTAGAGCCGTATAATTGCCAGTTTGTGGTGCCTTTGCTAATGCCTTCATCTAATACATTTTCCCATGTATTTGTTAGTGGAAGTTCCCAAATGTTTCCAATTTTTTCAATAATACGTTGGCGTAACATTAACTGAAGCGTGTGTTCTAACTGAACACCTATAATCATATGTATGCCATCCTTTGTAATCTTTTTATCTGCCACGCGATTTACATTTGGTTTTTCAAAGACATAAATATTAATTTCGCTTTGGTCAGTAATTAATACAACGTTTTTTAATTCTTCTAAATATAATTGAACCATGTCAATCACATGTGATTCTGTGTGTTGTCTTGTGGTAATGTCGTAATCATATCTAAAATCAAAATCTACTAAAATCGGTCCAGCATTTTCTAATTGTTTTTCTGTCAAATATTCCTTGTTGTTTTTTACAAAAATATGCTCGTAATATAATCTATGAAAGAGATCTAATTCTTCTGCCTCTATTCTAAATGAACCTCCGTGAATATTTAAATCATGCGAACCAATTCTAGTATGCGTTGAAGCATTGTTTGATTTGTCTGCCTTTGCGTTATGTTTAAATAAAAACTCTGATAGAGAAGACATCGTATATTTATATATTATTATAGAATCATTATTTTATTTCATTTTTTTAATTAATCAAAAGTCAGGTATGTGTAAGTATGGCATGTCATGTGTTATGTCTCAGGATTGTATTATTTTTTGAAATGCTAATTTCAGATTGAGAAAATAATATAAATAATACTAATGTAATACATTAGATGGAAAAAATTAGCAAGGAAACCATACATCGTTTGGCAAAAGACATTACTCAAATTGTAAAATGTCCGTTAAATGATAATGGTATTTATTATCATCATGATGAAGAGGATATGTTAAAGGGTTATGCGTTGATTGTTGGTGCAGAAGATACCCCATATTTTGGTGGGTTTTATTTATTTGAGATTACTTATCCATTTGATTATCCGCACAGTCCTCCAGTTATTGTGTATCATACAAACGGTGGTGGCATTCGTTTTCATCCGAATTTATATAAAAATGGCAAGGTGTGTCTTTCTATTTTAAATACATGGAAAGGAGAACAATGGACTTCTTGTCAAACAATTACTACTATTTTATTGACGATTTGTATGGGTTTGTGTAAAAATCCGTTGTTAAATGAACCTGGTGTGAACATCCATAATAAAGATATTGATAACTATAACACTATTATTGAATATTCAAATATAAACATTGCTATATGTGATATGATTAATAAAACAGAGTCAATATATAATCCCAAATTTGAAATGTTTTATTTTATTATGAAGGAACAATTCCATAAAAATTATGACAAAATATATGAGATTATTAGACAACGAAAATCAGAGAGAAATAGTCTTGAACCTATGTATGTTAGCACCGCGATGTATGCCATGAATGTGTGTGTTAATTATAGCACATTACACCATAAATTTGTCAGTATAAAAATGAATAATGATGAATCAAACAAAAAAATTGAATTAAAAATAAATTATTAGATTATGTTATAATATCAACCATGCACTTTTGCACGAATTGTCAAAACATGTATTACATTAAAATTAATCCTGAAAATGAAAATGCGTTGGTTTATTATTGTCGCAAATGTGGTAATGAAGACACTAGTTTGACAGTTGATACAGTTTGTGTATTAAAAACTCAAATTAAACAAACCGAACAATCGTTTTCACATTTTATTAATAAATATACGAAATTAGACCCAACACTGCCACGGTTAACTAATATTTTATGCCCAAATCCAATTTGTGAAACAAATAAAAAAGAAATGGAAAATGAAATATTATATATACGATATGACGATATTAATATGAAATATGTTTACATTTGTTCAACTTGTGATACTGTTTGGAAAGCAGGTTCTTAATCTTTGCCAAAAAATAAATGAGAATCGCAATATTCTTCAAGGGGGTGGGTTAATCATTAAATAAAAAATTGATTTATATTATTTAAAACAATCTTTAGATAATATAAATAATGAGCGATAACGAAGATTATGATGAATCTAATAGTGAATCGGAAAGTGGTTCTGAGAGTGAACAAGAAACAATCAAACCTTTTATTAAATTGAATAAATTGAAAGGAGATAATCAGGTTGTTGACGCAGCAGATGTTTATAATGAAGACGATGTTGAAGATGATGATGATGATGATGATGATGATGAGGTTGAAGATGAGGATGAGGTTGAAGATGATGAGGACGATGATGATTCTGTTTTTCAACAAGAAAATGAAGAAGAAAAGAATGAAGAGAAAAAAGGTAAAAATGAAGAGAAAAAGGGTAAAAAGAATGAAAAACAAAAGGGTAAGAATGAAAATCAACGTGGGAAAAAGAATGGAGAAGACTCGAGTAACATAAATGCAGAAAAAAATATGGATAATGAATCAGATAGTGATTCAGATAATGATGAAGAAACCGATGAACATTATTTACAAAAATTTGATATTGATATTAATAAAAATTATTTGATAGATGTTCATCCAGAATGCTTACATCATAATTATGATGAAATAGAAACGTTGACTCTTATTATTAGAGATTCAAACAATATAATTATTGACCCGTTGCATAAAACAATTCCCTTTTTAACAAAATATGAAAGGGCGAGAATTTTAGGGCAACGGGCAAAACAAATTAATATGGGGGCACAATCATTTATTAAGATACCAGACAACGTAATTGATGGAATTATTATTGCTGAATTAGAATTAAAACAAAAGAAAATACCTTTTATTATTAAAAGGCCATTGCCAAACGGAGCATGTGAATATTGGAATGTAAATGACCTTGAAAATATTTTATACTAATTTATTAATCTATAAATAAACTCTATGCTTTTTTCGCATTCTTTTTTCTTATTTTTTAAAATACTTATGTCATGTAAATTGGCGTTGTATTTTTTTTTGTCAATAAAAAAAGTAGTTGATATCATGTTTGAATTGTTACTCTCGATAAGGTGTATTTTATTTTCTATTTGTATAATCAGGGTTTGTAATTCTTCCAAGTGAATCTCAATTTCGTCGTCTTCTTCGTCGTCTTCTTCGTCGTCTTCTTCGTCGTCTTCTTCGTCGTCTTCTTCGTCGTCTTCTTCATTTAATTTGTCATTTAATTTGTCATTTAATTTGTCATTTAATTCGTCTTCATTTAGTTCTTCTTCATTTAATTCTTCTTCATTTAATTTGTCATTTAATTCTTCTTCTTCATTTAATTCTTCTTCATTTGATTCGTTGCATTTTGGGTTGGACTTGTCGTTGTTTTCATATTGTTCTTGATATTTAACTTCTTCTAATTGGCGTTCGTAATATAGTTCTTCATCAGCTTCATCTTCAGATGATACATAAATTCCATTATAATCTTCATTAGTATCTTCAACATAATCACATAATAAAAAACCATCTATCATTTTATCACTTTTATCCATATGTTTTATATGAATAAGAATTTAAATATTTTAAAATTAATTACTTAATGTTAAAAATAACATAACAATAATTGCTCTTGTTTTTGGATTTGCCTTAATTATAAAAAAGATATCAATATTGGAAAATAAAATAAAAGTAATTGAAAAAGATATTAAAAGGGTAAAACATGAACCCAACTTAATAGAAGAAATACACAAAAAGGAAGAAGTTGAAGAAAAAGAAGTAGAACTAGAAGAAAAAGAAGTAGAACTAGAAGAAAAAGAAGTAGAACTAGAAGAAAAAGAAGTAGAACTAGAAGAAAAAGAAGTTGAAGAAGAGAAAGAAGTTGAAGAAGAGAAAGAAGTAGAACTAGAAGAGAAAGAAGTAGAACTAGAAGAGAAAGAAGTAGAACTAGAAGAAAAAGAAGTTGAAGAAGAGAAAGAAGTTGAAGAAGAGAAAGAAGTTGGAGAAATAGACAAAAAGGAAGAAGTAGAAGAAAAAGAAGTTAGAGAAATAGACAAAAAGGAAGAAGTAGAAGAAATACAAGAGAAAGACAGTCATTACGAACATGTTGTAAAAGATATGGAAGTAAGCACACCACCAACAAACATTTTTTTAAAATGGAAAATATTTATGTAATTTTCCATTTATTACCACAATCAATACAATTAATAAATGTTGTCGCGGGTTCATCTGCTGAACGAATCTGCAATTGATAATATGTTGTTTTATTGCCTCTACATTTTCTACAAGTAAATGTATCGGTTGATGCTTCGATGTTTGTTTCAAATTTACCCTTGTCTTTTTTAGACTTTACACTTAACATAGTTTTCCATTTTTCAGGACACATTTCATAATGTGTCATAAAAGCAACGTCTTGTGGTTTAATTGTCTCATTTTTTAATTGTTCTAATAGAATGACATTTTTAGTTAAATTATAAATAATACTACGCATTCGATCCGTATAAATTTGAACAAAATGCGGATTGTCCCATTTTTTAACAACTTTTTTATTGTTGGATTCTTTCAGAGAATAATTAAATATACCCTTTTCCATATTTGATGCCAACTTATCATTATCAATTATATTATTTAATTTCGTTTTCATGTTAAAACGAAATGTTTCTGGGTCTGTTATTTTTATTTGCGACATATTAATTTAATTAGTAATTACCATTTAAATTAATATAAATCAATTTTTTATTATATATTTATTCATCATACGATTCTTCACTTAATTCAGAATTGACATGAGTGCTTTCATCTGTTGAATCATTCATTTTTAATTCTTCTTCTTCCGTTTCTATTTCAGAAGAATCATCTTCCCCATCACTGTCAACAACAAATCCATCTTTAAGATATCCATGTTTTGTTTTATGCTCTTTAGCAACAAATTCAAGCTCGTCCTGTTCTTCTTCATCCGCCAACGCTGTCAACGATAAATCTTCAAATCCACCGAATAATTTTTCATATATTTTTTCCCACAAGTCCAAAGTAAGATTTTCCATTTTTTCGAGTTTTTTAGCAACAATGCAACAAGTTCCAAAAAACATAACACTATCAATTGGTGGAGGAAAATCATATTTATTTTCGTTGTTTGCTCGTCCATTTTTTTTACCATATACAGAGACTTCATAACCATTACAAGTCCATTGTGTTTGCTTTTGAAAATCTTCGGATTTTTTAAATCCACATTTTTTAAACAAATCTGCTTCTTTAAAATCCTTCACTGTCAACGTTTTTAGTGTGGCATTTTTTTCGACCAAAATTATTGTTAAAGTCATTACTAAAATATTATTAATATATAGGTTTAAACCATTTTCATATATATTATTAACAATATGAAAATATATACAAAACAACCTATTCATTTAAACCGAACTTTGTTCGGTCATGATGAAACGAAGATTCATTTAAACCGAACTTTGTTCGGTCATGATGAAACGAAGATTCATTTAAACAGCTTACAAAATTATAAAGGAGAGAAACACACACACATCGAGATTTTCTCTCTAGAAGGATTTTTTCTTATTGATAAAAATGTTATTTATAAATTAAACATCATTGATGTAGAACCAATTGTTATCGATGAATTAATACTGGATTTGTCCGGTGAAACGAGAGAAATAGTGTATCAAATTCCAAACATACATATACTTGTACATACTTTGTCGTTTTCATTTCTTATTAATAAAAAGATTGGACTCTCTTTTGTTTTTGAAGAAAAATATGACAAGAATGATAAAATCGGAGAAAATTATTATTTTTTGGCAGAAAAATGCGATGAATCAATCAAAATGTGTATTTATGAGTTTTTATCTTCTTTACACTAATCATATGCTATTTTGGATATTACAAAGTATGTTATTGTCTATCATATTTATTTTGGTAGTTCATCATTTAATACACTTTTTCAAAACTACCTTAACCATTCCAAAAATGAAGGATTTAGTAAATGCTCCTATACAAAAATACGATAATATGTATAACATTATAGGAAATTCTCAATCTAGTTCTTTGTCATCTTTTACTTCTTCTTCTACTATCGGCGATTCATCTTCTTTTTTGCCGTCTGCATCGTCATCGTCATCTTCTACTATCGGCGATTCATCTTCTTTTTTGCCATCTTCTTCTATTGGCGATTCTTCTTCTTTTTTGCCGTCTGCATCGTCATCGTCTTCTTCTATCGGCGATTCCTCTTCTTTTCTAATGAAAAATGAACTAAAACATTTTCTAAAAACACAATTAAAAAGATAATGATTATTATTTATAATGCTGAATCAACAAGAAATATTTTCACGATTTCCAAACATTAAACTTTCTTATGAACATATTACACATAAGAAAGTTCATACATTTAATTATATGATTGCGATTCCTTCTGGAATAAAAGCATTCGCATGGTTTTCTGTTTATAAAGATAAAAGAGTATGTTATATTTTGGAAAAACAACACATTTACATTGCAAATGTAATGGCATCTAGTCAATTAAATTATGGAATTGGCACCATCTTTTATGGAACGGTACTGACATCTACTTCTTTTTGTATTGAAGAAATCTATTATTACAAAGGAAAACAAATAAAAAATTATAGTTTTATAGATAAATTAACATTGTATAAGGATTTTTTTAAAAATGATATTGGACATTCCGACAACCTCGGTTTTATGCGGTTTGGATTGCCTGTTATAGAGAGAAAATCTACACTGTCTAATGTGGCATACAATATTTCTTATATCAAATATATTTGCGATAACACAATCATTAATTCACACCTTTTATCGGAACCTATCGAAAAACCACAGTCACTACAAACACAAGAAGTCATATTTAATGTAAAACCACATATTCAAAATGATATATATATGTTGCATACATATCATAATTCAAAAGACGATTATTATTACGGATTAGCATATATCCCAACATATACATCAAGTGTAATGATGAATTCTATATTTAGAAACATTAAAGAAAACGCAAATTTAGATAAATTAGAAGAAAGTGATTCTGAAGAAGAATTTGAAAACGACAACGTAGACAAATTCGTTTATTTGGACAAATCATGTTATATGGTTTGCGTCTATAACACTAAATTTAAAAAATGGGTTCCTATTAAAGTAGCAGAAAAGGGTTCAAAGGTGATTTCACAGAGAGAAATGGAAAAAAATAAATACTAACTATATAATGTCTTTTTTGGGTTATGGTGATATTGTTCCAAATAGTAATATAAATCCTACATATGTTAATCCATCTAGTTCAACATATTCAGGCAGTTTTAGTAGCAACGAAATTTCAGGGTTGCATGGCGGTCGTTCTTATAATCCGCAACAAATTAGAAAACTTAAACGCAAAATTAAAAATATAAGTAATATATATAAAATGAAGCGACGGTCTCATACTCGTAGATTAAAGAAAAAATTAAGAACCATGACTTTTGGTAAACGAGGACGACGACATTCTTCGCATCGTTATGCAAAGCGTCGCTCGGTGCGTCGGCATCATCAACACGGAGGTTATTCTCAATATCAAAGTAATATGCCTTTAAGCCAAGGATATTCGTTAGGAGGAATTTTGTCCGCATCCAATTCTGCGTTGGCAACTCCTCCTCTTTATAAAGCATATGACAATTCGATTGATAATTATAATCATTTTACAGGTAAGGGGTTTGATTCATTTGGACATTAAACATGGATTGTTTTTTATTTTTAATAAACATTTGCCTTGCAAACATTCGTCTTCCGCATCTTTTTTTGTCGGTTGCATTTTTGAAAAAGGGTCATATATAATGTTCCATGATTTCTCTCTATATTTTTGATTTGTAGTATGAATGATTTTATAATTTTCTTTCTTGTAAAATGCACGGCGTTTTTTCCATTGATTTTGAAAGATACCATGACTATCCACAACGTCCACCACAATCGGCTTTGAGTGTTTTTCTCTTAAAATTCGTCCAACAGATTGTTCTATATCTGTTTTTGGAGTTGCCATAATTAATGTAGTCAACGTTTTAATATCTAATGCTTCTGCCGCCATTGCATAAGTCGCAATTACCACCTTTTTACTTTCAGTCTCTTTTAATTTCGCCTCTTTCATTCCTCCAATGTAATAACCACAAGTTTGAATATTTCTATGCTGTATTGCGTCATATAAATATTTCAACAAATTTTTATTGTGTGCTAATATCATTACTTGTTGTTCTGGATTTTCTTCAAACAAATCAGAGAGAACCTGTAAAATAAATTCGCTTCGATGATTGTAAGCACACAATTTTGTAATCATTGTGCTGTATTGCGGATTTCCACGATAATCGTTGACAGTCTCGTTAAATTCATCATCGGCAACAAAATAATCAATTGCACGTACTTCTACATGATGCTGTTCTTCTCTCTTGCCTTTATAAATGACTTCGCCTAAAAACATTTTAAAAACAGGAGTTGTTCCATCTTTACGATTCATCGTTGCTGAAAGTCCCAACATGTTTCTTGTCACAATTTTAAAGAGACAATTCGAAAAGACTTCACTTGAAATATGATGAACTTCGTCTATAATAGTTAGACCAAATGTTTCAAAGACTGATGCAGGATATTCTTTCATTGAAAGAGATTGCAACATTCCAATAACAATTTCTTTATTATCGATGTCAATGACCTGACCTTGTATTTTTCCGATTCTTGTTCCAGGCAAGAATTGATGTATTCTCTCTATCCATTGATTCATTAAAAACTCTTTATGAACAATAATAATCGTCTTTTTTTGTAGTTGCGAAATAATATTGAGAGCACATACTGTTTTTCCACCTCCGCAATTTAATTCAATAAGTCCGCCACCAACACCTCCTGTTTTTGTAATATGATTTACATATGCGGCGACAGTTTCTCGTTGTGTTTCTCGCAATTCTCCATTAAAGTTCACATGAATTGTTGTGCCTAATGGTATTTTCACTTCTTTTGGTGCACCGAATTTCGCAACACCGTAATAATGAGGCATATATATTTTATTATGTGATTCCCTATATGTTGGAAAAGTAGGCTGGGTTGAATTCATCGGACTTCCATGAACGTGAGGTTTAATTGTCAAGTCGGATTTGATTTCTTGTTGTTGTTTTTCAGACAATTCTGTTTTAAACATGGTATATCCTTTTGAACCTAAATATGACATGTTGTTGTTGGTATTATTGTTATATTGTAGTTCGGTTTATTTCATTTCAATTTTATTATATTTCAAGCATAAAACAACATTAATCTCAAAATGTTTAGAAAGAGAGAGAGAAGAATAAAAATCTGTTCATATGATATATGAACAAATTGACGGAATTATTTGAATTTAAAAAAGAGGATATTTTATCATTATTTTTTATTGTTTTTTTAATTATGAAATTTCATATTCCAGAACCACTTGCCGACATGGTTGACACGATTCCAGGCAAATTCGCGGTTGTTGCGATTGCTATTATGTTGTTTGGTTATGCAAATCCTGTTTTAGGTGTTCTTGGGTTGTTTGTGGCATTTGATTTAATTATGCGTTCAAGAGCAACAACAGGCATTGATGCATTAAAACAATACGGACCATCACAAGCACGAATGGATTCGCAATTTAACGCGATGAATCAATTTCCGTATACTTTAGAACAAGAAGTGGTGAAAAAAATGGCACCAATACCATACACTAACAGTTTAATGCATTCGGTGTCATTTACACCATTACTTAATAATATACATAATGCTTCTCCACTTGCCTAATATGAGTTGGTTCGAAGTTGGGGGTTTATGGATTGGATTATTGGATTATTATTTATAGATTAGAGAGAAACAATATAATTTTATTTTATTTCTCTCAACAAATAAACCTATTATTTTTTTTTCACATTTCCTGCAAAAAAAAGAATTAACACATGTATAACATAAAAAGATATGATAAAAATGAATGCCCCAATAAGATATTTAAATATTGGACTAGACAAAACATCCACCGACACCGATGGTTTATCATACACGACATCTATATTTTCTTCTGAATTTCCAGTAGGCAGACAAGAAATGTAAATGTCTCCTTCTTTTGATGCGTTATTTGGACCTTTTTTATTGTAAAACAAATCGCCTCCATATGCGGTGATATCATACTTGCCAATAATAGATCTCAAAGTATTCAACATTTGTTGTGATAAATCTATGGAGTTTTCCTTATCAAACGCAATATATTCTATATTATTTGTTGTATCTGAAAAATTATAAAATGGTTTTGTAGGAATAAAACTAGTAAGAGAATAATTTGCCAACGAAATAGTGGTAGATTCTCCGTTGTTTGGTGCACCAGTAGATACTCCAAGTATAATTTGACTTAATAATGTTGTTGCTGTTGTTGCCATGGTAGATTGAATGATTGGTATGGCAACTGCCATTTGTGCACCTCCCATGACAGGATTATGAGTAATTATTATTTCAGCATCCATAAAGTCACCATTATATTTGTGAAATGATGGTGAATAAATTGTTATTTGTCCTACATCATATTTATTATGATTATATGTAACAGGAGGTGTGCTTGTTTTGTCATAGGACAATAATATCATTACCCCGTTGTTTGTGGCAACACAACTACTGTTTACGTATTTATGATTGTATTCACATTTTAATTCGCATTCACCGACTACATTATCAGATGTAATGTTTATTTCGGTTGTTGTCATTATATAAATAATATATAATATTTTTAGAGAAATGACTGGATTAGAGAAATGGGATGTATCGAATTGTATCATTGTCATATTTAGTGACTTTAAATGCTTCGCCATATCCTTCGACATAAATGTGTTCTCCTCCTACTAATTCATCACAACCATATTCATTCGTACAACTTTTTCCTTTATATAAAATAGGCAATTTTATACTATTTGTTTTATCAGTCATTGTGTAGTATTGCCATTTATTTCGAGAGACAAATAATGGACGACCCATTAAAGGAATAATTCTATTATTGTGTTCTTTTTTTAAAGCATTACCTGAAGAATGACCTGAAGAATGACCTGAAGAATGTGGAGTTAAAATGCCAACTTGTCTATAACTTGCCTCTACAGCACCTGGATTTGTAGAAATATTAATTGGAACCCTGTATTGTGACGGTGGAGGAAATAACATTGGATTATCATCACTTAAAGGAGGTTCATATGGATTTCGCAATACATCTTTTGTTTCAAACCATGACATTCTTGGCATTCTTGGCATCGGCATTCTCTCTTGCGATTTTAAAAAATAAATGAAAAATATACATGTAATAAACAATATAATTATCAACGTCATGTTTTCGATACATATCACCCCAGGTTGACATTTCTTCATATTACATTAAAGAGAGAGAAAATTATGATTGTTATTGTTGTCATACATTAACATTAAATGATTTCGCAAATGATTTCATACTGTCTAATGAGTTTGCATCTAATCCTCCCATCATTCCTTTAACTTGTGACAAAAGCGGCGTTATTCCTTCAATTAAGGGTCCTATGGCTTTCATTGAATCTGCCAATTGCAACTGTTGTTGCATTAATGTTTGTGTATCATTTGTCAATGATTTAATTCCATCTTTACCAATCAATTCGTTTAATTGAGAATACGCATCTGTTATAGTAGAGGCATAATCTATTTTTGGATTGCGTTTGCCTCTGCCTACTTCAAATGATTCATCAGTTATTGGTGCTGGGGTTGAGTCGTCGTTTTCTTTATCTGGCTTTTGTTTTGTTTGGTCATCATCCTCCTTGTCATTTTTTTGTTTGCCTTCAAATCCTTCTTTTGAAAACGTAATATTGATTGAAAATAAATTTGCCATGAGAAGAGAAACTAGTAAAACAATTGCCATGTTTTTGCTAAAGTAAGTCATTATAAGTCCAACTAAAATAAAGACAATAATATGGTTTATGTCTCCGCTAATCATATATCCCAAAACATTTGTTAAAGAAAGAAATGCTATAAAATATAAAACATATTTATTTGTTAGAATTTTTGAAATTGTTGATGGTAGTTTCATATATATAATTCTTACAAAAAAATTGATTTAGAAAATCAAATAACAACAACAACAACAACAACTCGATGTTATCAAAATATAGAATTGTCTTGTGTGAAATATACAATCAATTTATTCATGGAGATGGAGAACCAAAGATTAACTCGCATTATTTAATCATTGGCAAATTTAATCCTTATTATGAGAGTTATTATTCAGATGATGACTCTGGATATAATGATGAAGATGAGGATGAGGATGATGATGAGGATGAGGATGATGATGAGTATGACAGAGACGACGTGCCTATTGAAGAAATCATGACACTTCATAATGACAAATATAGATCACAATTTATTAGAAATACTGTGCGTTATAAACATCCATTTATTCGCAATTATCGGCAAATTGTATTGCGTCCTGGATATATACAACCAGAAATTGCAGAATGTATTATATTGCCTACTGGTGAATCTGTTGCTATATTAAAAACATTTTGGATACGCATTATTCAACGCACATGGAGACGTGTCTTATTGCAACGCATGACTTTAATGAAAAAAAGAAGCAGACCTGGTGAATTATATTACAGACAGACGCACGGTAAATGGTCTTGTGTAATGCCTGGACTGCATGGAATGTTGAGTAGTCTATAATTAAGCATCTTATCTATCGTCTAGTTTTCTTATTTCCTTTATGTTTTTTACGATGTCTACTGGATTTAATGGATTTTTTATTTATTTTATTACTTGCTGAATAATAATAACCACCCCTTTTGCCACCGTTGTTTGATTTTGTTTCCTCGAATCCGGGACCATTATTTTCTGCTGGTAGTGGGTTCGACGGTTGTCCTGGTCCTGGTGGTGCAGCCGCTTGTGTTTGAAAGACATAATTTAGCTTTTCGGCTGTTGACATGGGTTCTTCTATATTTAATTCAGTTTGAATTTGTTTGATAATCGCATCCAACTCATTTTTATAATTTTCAAATAAAGCCACCGTGTCTGATAATTTTTTATCTATAACAGATAACTTTTCACTACAATTTTGTAAAACTACGCCCTTTTGGTTTTGTAGACTCTGTTTTAAAATGTCTATTTGTTGTTGTAACGCATCGCGTTCATACGTTAAATCATCATTAGGTCCTGGTTTCTTTTTTAAATCATCGTTAACTTGCTTTAACGCATTATTAGCATCATTTAACTCTATAATTTGGGTTCTTAACTTGGCAAGTTCATTTTGAAATTCAAACATTTCGTTTCCATGTATTTCGTTCATTTGGTCTATACGTTCTCCAACTTGCGTTGGTGTAATACTCTTTTCATTTGCTAAAGAAGCTGTCTTTTTATAAAAGTCGCGGTCTTTTTTTAAACCTCTAATTGCGTCCAAAATGCCTGTTAAATCCGTTTTTACTTTTTTTAAAAATCCATTTGAAACATAATTAGATATGGAATTAATATTTTTTAAAATATTACCCTGTAAAACATCATCATCTGTTTGTGGTGTTTGTGGTGTTTTTTTAAATAAATTAAAAAACGACATATAATACAAGTATATTATTTTGTTTCATTAACAAGTTCATCTAATTCACCTTTAATTTTTCGCATTACTTTCAAAATTTTATCCTGTTCTATTGACGCATCCTTAATATTATTCACGGTCATGTCTGTTGAATTCGTCAAATCCGATAAATATTGATGTAATGACTCCATCGCATTAAGTTGTTCCTGTTTTTGTTTCACAATATATTGATGATATCTATTATAATCATCTCGAACACCAACCAAAAAAGCATTCTGTTTTGCTAAAATATTCATCTTTTTCTGTTTTTCCAACAACAATTTCCGTTTTGCTTCTATTTGCTCTTCTATTCGCACAATATGCGAATCTCTTTCTGCTAAACTCATCTGAACAACAATCATTTTCATAATAATATATATAAATGATTTAAAATCTCCGATATATATTATTTAGGATGTCTAAAATCAATTCAGAACCTCTACTAACACCAAACGACAAACGATTTGTAATGTTTCCAATCGAACATGATGATATTTGGAAAATGTACAAGAAACAAATCGACTGTTTTTGGAGAGCGGAAGAAATTGATCTGACAAAAGATTTAACAGACTGGAACCGTCTAGAAAAAGATGAACAATATTTTATATCCATGATATTGGCGTTTTTTGCGGCGAGTGACGGCATCGTCCTAGAAAATTTGGCAACGAGATTTATGGGCGACGTCCAAGTCTCGGAAGCCCGTGCATTTTACGGATTTCAAATCGCAATCGAGAATGTACACTCTGAATGCTATAGTCTTTTGATTGATACTTATATAAAAGATGAGGAAAACAAGGAGCGATTGTTTAATGCGATTGACACTTTTCCATGTATCAAGAAAAAAGCAGATTGGGCGAAAAAATGGATTGCCGACAATCGCAGTAGTTTCGCCACACGATTGGTTGCGTTTGCGTGTATAGAAGGCATCTTTTTCTCCGGTGCATTTTGTTCTATTTTTTGGCTGAAAAAGAGAGGATTGATGCCTGGTCTAACATTTTCGAATGAATTGATTTCTAGGGATGAAGCATTACATACTGAATTCGCCATTTTATTATATACTAAATTGCAGAAGAAGATTAATAAATCACGCATTTACGAGATTATTCGCGAAGCCGTAGAAATAGAAACAGAATTTATTTGCGATGCGTTGCCTTGTCGTATTATTGGCATGAATTCAGATTTGATGACGCAATATATTCAATTTGTCGCTGATCGATTGTGTTTACAGTTGGGATATGACAAAATATATGGCACAGCAAATCCTTTTCCTTTTATGGAATTAATTAGTTTGGAAAGCAAAACGAATTTCTTTGAAAAACGTGTGGCGGATTATGCGTTGGCGACAAAGGACAAGGATGATGATATTTTTGAATTTAATGCGGAGTTTTAATGATGCTTTATTCAGGATTTCAAAGATGGAATATGAAAAGGGTATTTTCGGTTTAATGGGATTTTTAATAAAAAAATACCGACAATAATACTACATAGACCAACATATTGTAAATAATTATGAAACCTTTCTCCTAAAAATATATATGCGGCAAGACTTTCAATAAGAGCACTCATGCCATCCCACGCACCATTTACCATTAATATTGTCGAACCTTGAAGAGAAATTATAAGAAAACATATGACTAATAAATAACCTCCAACACCAATAAACAAAGGTGCAAGACCTCCATTATTTGCGAATTCTTTGAAAGCAAAATCACCTATAATTTCAGATAAACTTAATGCAAGTATTTCTAGTAAACTCATAATATTAAATTATATTTTATAAATTATATAAAATATACTCAATTACTTATATATGATTTCTTGTTCTTTGATGGGAGGTTTGGGGAATCAATTATTTCAGATTTTTACAACTGTTGCGTTTTCTATTAAATTGTCTCGTAAATGTGTCTTTTTATATGAAGATTTCGCAAGAGGAGGAGAGACACTTCGACCAACTTATTGGAATACATTTTTAAAATCAATTAAATACATGACTACTTTTCCGTTGCCTGTACTGCATCCTACTATAATGAAAGAGAAACATTTTCATTACGAAGAAATGAATTTCGCGAAAATGAGAGAAATTGAATATGTGAATTTACTCGGATATTTTCAAAGTTATAAATATTTTGATGAATACAGAGAAACACTCTTTAAATTAATTCGTTTGGAAGATACTCGCACAAAAGTAATGAAAATGTATGCTTGTTTAAATGCGTATGGAGAGAAATATGAACGGTTTGATGAAATCATAAGTATGCATTTCAGAATCGGCGATTACATAAAATATCCTGACGTGCATCCTATTTTGCCATATGATTACTACTACAATTCTCTCCTTTTTATACAACAAAAGGATGGGTTTGGGTCTATTTCTAATAAAAATGTATTATATTTTTGCGAAGATTCAAATATCGAACATGTACATTTATGCATCGCACGACTACAAAAAGAATTCCCCGATACACAGTTTCAACGAGCACCAGACATATTGGAGGATTGGCAACAACTAACATTAATGAGTTGTTGTAAATATAATATTATCGCAAATAGCACGTTTAGTTGGTTTGCCGCATATTTCAACGCATTTCCAGATAAAATTGTCTGCTATCCTTCTCTCTGGTTTGGCAAACAATTGGGACATTATGTCATGAAAGATTTATTTCCTACTACTTGGAATAAAATTGTTGCGAACAATACTATTGGTTGTTAAAAAATTATAACTTACTTGTCCATGTTCAACATGTCTTTTGAATAATCGGTTTCTCTATTTGCAAGATTGCTATAATTCGGATATTGTATTACGGTTAATGGCACAATAATAAACCATAAATCTCGTCGTTGCAGAGAAAACCAATATTTATCAACCGTATAGTAATGATGATTGTATGGTTCTTTCATTAATTTGGTCAACCCTTCATGCATGTTTTGAATCAACGTCTCGTAATAATGCTGCTTGACCAAATATCCAACTGCACATTGACAAGTGAATACTTGGACACAACGTGAATTCACAGGTTTATAAGGTGAAAACACATTCCCTCCCAAAAATAAAACATCATATGCGATTTCATCTTGAAAAAACCCTGACAACTGTTTTTTAAACATGGATGGATCTAAAAAAGTAATATCGTCTTCAACAATTAATACATGGTTCCAATTGTTTTTTTGGGCAAGTTGAAGACATGTTAAATGGCTCATTGAACAACCGTTGTCTCTTTTTATAGCATTAAATCTAATCGGATCATGAATGCCAATAGATGCCAATTGCTCTTCCACATGAACTCGTCGGTCTGTTCTCTCTTCCAAATTAATGTAAAGGGTGTGTTGAATTTCCATATAATAAATGTTAAAACCTAGTATTTATTATATTTTACTTTTTTATAATTAATTAATTCTTCAAGGGTTTAATAAATCGCGTGTTATTCAAATAAGTCTTGTCTAAATCTAACATGAGACGTGAATAATCGGTTTCTCTCTCTTCAAGATTGCTATAATTTGGCAATTGAATCACCGATAATGGTACAATAATAAACCATAAATCTCGTCGTTGCAGAGAAAACCAATATTTATCATTCATGTAATAAAAATGTTTTTCTGGTTCTTTCATTAATTTGGTCAACCCTTCATGTAAATTTTGAATCAACGTCTCGTAATAATGCTGCTTAACCAAATATCCAACTGCACATTGACAACTAAATACTTGAACACAATTTGAATTCACAGGTTTATAAGGAGGCACAACATTTCCTCCCAAAAATAAAACATCATATGCGATTTCATCTTGAAAAAACCCTGACAACTGTTTTTTAAACATGGATGGATCTAAAAAAGTAATATCGTCTTCGACAATTAATACATGGTTCCAATTGTTTTTTTGGGCAAGTTGAAGACATCTTAAATGGCTCATTGAACACCCGATTCTACCATTTTTCATTTTAACCGCATTAAATCTAATCGGATCATGAATGTCAATAGATGCCAATTGCTCTTCCACATGAACTCGTCTGTCTGTTCTCTCTTCCAAATTAATGTAAATGGTGTGTTGAATTTCCATATAATAAATGTTAAACCGCAGTATTTATTATATTTTACTTTTTTATGATTAACGGAATTTCAGAATTGGTGTTGGCCAAAAAACATCGAGAAATTTCGAATAAAATCAAGAATATTTCAGAAGAACAAATCATCAAAGAATATGGTCAATTGAGAGAAATCGTTGAACAAAGCAAAATAGAATCTACGGGAGAACGATGTCTTATTGGAAACGGAATTGTTGACTATTTTACTTTTACAGAACGTCTATATACTCGTGGCAAATACAACGTGAATTTTTATGAGTTTGTAGAGAGAATCGAAAAATTCAAAGAAAAGAAATTCATTCAAAATATGTTGAAATATTACGCAACTGTAAAAAACAAGAATGGACAGAAAAATGAATATGTTGTATTGAAAGAAGTATATAACATTTGCATTAGTTCGATTAACATTATCCGTCCTCTGAATTATATGGAAATTTATTCAAAATATAAACCCAGTTGTGTCTTGGATTTCTGTTGTGGATGGGGTGGAGCAGTCGTTGCAGCAGCTATTATGAATATCCCTCGTTTTATTGGAATTGAAATAAATGATTCGTTGGCTGAACCATATTCACGCTTACAAGATTTTTTAGGAAAGAGAGAAAATATGACAACCGAGTTTGAAATCATGTTTCGCGATGCGTTAACTGTGGATTATTCCGTGTTGAAATACGATCTTGTGTTTACTTCGCCTCCATATTATTTCATTCAAAAGTATGAGAACAACACGGCCTACAAATCAAAGAGAGAAATGGACGCGGTGTTTTATATACCTCTCTTCAAAAAAGTGTATGATGGATTGAGTGTTGGGGGTAATTTTGTTTTGAATATCAATAAAGAAATATATGAAAATGTCTGTATTGATTTATTTGGTGAAGCACATGAAGTCTTTTTTTATAAGAAAAGTCGGCGGCAGAATGATTACAAGGAAATGATTTATTCTTGGGTAAAACAATAGATTTATTTTATGGTTAAGAGAGAAAATCACGAAATAAGGAGTGCGTGTTTTTCTCTGATTTTTTTATTTCTTCTTTACTGCCTAGGCCAACATTCAATTCAGTAATGTCTACATTTACTATATTTTTCGTGTATAAATAATTCAACATTTGTATCGCGATGCTATATCTAATTCCATGTTTCACAGCTGTGCCGGTTGATGGAATGAACGACGGGTCTACGCTATCAACATCGAAAGAAAGATGCACCGGCGAATCTCCAATAAAATTGTCTACCTTTTGGATGACTTCATTGATATGTTCATTTAATTCTGAACTTTCAACATATTTAATATTTTTGTTATAAATAACATCCCTTTCAGCTGGATCAAGACATCGTGTGCCAAAATAACATAAGTTGTCAAATGACAATTTATTTTTAATAAAAGGAAAACGAGAATCGTGGTCTAGACCAGTAATAAAACTTAGTGGCATTCCATGGTAATGTTTTGACTTGGATGACGCAAAAGTATTAATATCTCCATGTGCATCAAAATAAAGCACTTTGGCATTCGGAAATTCGTTTAATGTGTGAGCGATTGTGGCAATCGCCATTGAATGATCGCCTCCTATATTCACAATGGGTCGTTTGCCGCATTTTTTATTTGCCTTGTAAAGATGTTGAATGTTTTTGAACATGTCTCCAGTTGATTTTACATTAATAATCTTATGATTTTTACGATTGATAAAAGACTTCATGTAAACCGGAGTTTTGTCTACACCTGGTTTTGTTTGACCTAATTTATGTGAAAATAAAATGATATGTTTGAATTTATTTTTTGACATGTGTCTTAGTTTCATTGTTTTTGTTTTTTTCAGTCTTTTGCCAAATGTATATGACTTTTTGGTGTTTTTCCGTGCTCTATGACAATCGTTAATTCCAAACATGGATTTTTGACTCATATATTATTAAACTATTTTAAAATAAGTCTTCCATTATTAAATAACAATAGTCTTTTATTTTGTTGTTTTATTTCTTTTTTCATCTCTTGTTGTGGTTGTTGTTGTCTTTGTAATTGAAGTGGTTGATGTTGCGGTTGTTGTTGTTGTTGTTGTCTTTGTAATTGAGGCTTATGATCTACTTCTATTTTCTCTTTTTTCATAGGATAATATGGAATGTGAGTCCAATCATCCACAACTGCAACATCATTTGAATTCACAGGGGTTCTTCTTATTTTATTTGGAGCAATAATCGCTCGAGCCGGTTCTCTCAAATCGTATTTATAATATTCATCCGCATTAAAATCAATTCCAGTTAGAAAATGTGTAGTATTAATAATAAAAATATTTGGATTTTCAACGACTAGTTGATTGTCTGCTTCGTTTGTGGAGATGGAGTCAATTGAATGCCGAAGTTGTGTGATTGTGCGAATCCCATCGCTCCCGTTGTCATGCTTCATTCTCCAAGGATCATTTTTATTGATAATACGAGAAATTCCGTCAAACAATTGCAATATATTTGGACTTCCAATAGGATAAAAATGACTCCTGTCTATTTTCAATCTGAATAGTTCTGCTCGTTTTTGCAGACAATTATCCTCCATTCCATAGCCCCAGAAATTCGGGTAGCCATTTATTCTCTCAAAATCGCCGCCTTTAATGACGACAATACCTCCTAATGTATATGTAAAACCATAATAATGTTTAATAGTTCCAGGCACAGTTTCATAATCGAAAATCTTGTAAAAAGGCATCGTGTCTACATCGTTAAAGATAAATGTCATGTTTTTATAGTGATTTGGATATTTCTGTTTCATTGCTAGAAACCCAATATTTTTGGTTGCCCCGCGATTGAAATGTCGAGAGTCTGATTGATGAGAGAAATAGATATCATACTCACAAATGTCTTCGAGTAAAAAAGTCATGTATTTTGAGAAAAAAAATTTTTGTTGCGGACGATTGCGATATGGAACAATAAATACTTTTTTAGGAATGGGTCTTGATAAGATTGTGTTTGTATGTGTTATTAAAGTAGTCATACTAATATCTGTGTATAATAATTGTCTTTAAGCAACGAAGGCGTATTTTTTAAAAATAACTGCCGGTATCAATTCGTCCTTAATTTGCTCCATTTTTTTAAAGCATTTATTGATTGTCACTTCACTGATTTCACTAATTGTTTTGACATCTTTTTTAGTAATATTAATATTACACATTTGCGAAATAAAGTAGACAATTCCGGCTGCGATTGAATGTGGTGTGTTTTCAGGCATCAAATCCAGTTTTTCTATTTTTTTCGAAATGAATTTACATACTTGTGTCAATTCACTATTAATGTTTAATTTGCTACAAAACCGTTCAATAAAATCTTCAGGTTTGGTTTTACAAAGCACCGTTTTTTCCTTGTTACATACATCTTTTTCAATATTATTAATAATAGAAAGTGCGTTTTTACAGCCCTTGGTTGCACTCGTCGCATCCAAATTAAATATATTTGCGATTTCTTTGGCAGTTCGCGGAAAATTATTAATTCTACAAGAAATGTAGATAGATGCCGCTAATATGCCGTCACGATTGTCTCCTCGAAAAGTCATGTCATATTCTGATATTTTTTTATGATATCTAATTGCGTCATCGATAATCATTTTCGGAACACCTGCATTTTGAGCCATTGTCGTAATAATTTGAAACTCGTCATATTGCGATTTTTCTTTGTATGGCATGGATTGCCATTCGGTATATCTTCTAATTTTTCTCATTTCATAACTCATTGGACCACATGAAATGACTTTACAACCAAAAGATGATTCTTTTAAAAGTGGATTAATAGGCATACCACATCGTGTAGGGTCGTTATTTTGATTGTCATCGGCACCATAAAATCGCCATTCTGCTGACTGATCCAACAAATCTTTGTAGATAATTCCACATTGTAGATTTGTACAAGTTAAAAACCCTTCATCTGAAAATGCTAAACTATGCTCACATCTTTCGCATTTCTCTCTATCGCCACATTCTCTGTAAATACATTCTAAAGGTTTTTTTTGTTCATTGTCTATTTCACTGTCAAATATATTCCATAATTCGGTTTTGTTGACAACGTTATTTTTGCGTCTTTTACTTTTATCAGTTGTCATTGACATCATTTTGGTTCTTTCATATATATGAGAAACTTTTAATTCATTTTTTATTTATATGTTTATTTGTTTTTTTTATCTATTTATGGTATATGGGAAATAAAATTTCTGAAAATAAAAAACCAGCAGATTTTAAAAATATAATTGATACTATAGCAACATATTATATTTTGACAATGGATTTTAAAAATTTGAGTAAATTATCAGAAAAAGAACATTGTGACAAAATGCTTGTATTGACATCAGATATTATTGGTAAATATTTTACATTACAACAAATATCATTTTTAGATCAACGAGTACAAAATGGAGAACAAACTGATGTTATGGAGAATGACAAGGTTATTTATATGACCAAAGAACAACTTGGAAGTTTAGATGTTGATGTAAATAAAAAAGAAAGAGTCTGTCTAGGAATTGCCAAATTTTACATTATTATAGCACATGTCTTTGCCGCAATTGTAATGACAACTAATCCTATTTATACATATGTTGACGAATCTGGTGTTAAACATGAATACAATATATATGAAAAAGATAAAATTCCCAAAGATGCCAATGTGAGTGTTCAGAGATTGAATATTTGTAAAAATCGCATAGATAATCTTCAATCTGGACAAGACACAACAGTAAATGATGCTACTGGAAATATTAATGTTTCTCCAAATATTTGTAGTATTAATTTAATGTCTGACGGCAACGTAAAATCGTTGTCAGATGAACCAGGAATACCTGAATTAAAACAATTATATTTAGATGAACAATTTGATTTTACAACTGGCAAGTTTAAAGGAATGACGAATGCAACTGAACAACAATATAAATCTGATTTGAAACAGTTTTATACTGTTTTTACCGGAAATACAGAAATGCCTGATGATATTAAGGATTTTAGTGACATTAAATTGAAAAATTATCAGGCTGATGAAAACTGTTTGAATAATAAATTTAAATCTTCATATCAAGGAAACGTAAAAAATGAATTATTTGCCAAATATGCAAATAACATTAAGGTAATGATAGAACGTGCAAACGCAAAACAAAATGAATTGTTAAAGATTATTAATGTTTTATTTACATATGTAGTCGACGAACGCACCGGAAATAAAAAAGTTAAAATAAATCCTCAGTTGAACGATGATAAATTATCAACGGTTGTGAAAAATACAAGAAAAATAATTATTGATTTATATTCTAAATGTGAAAATGATTATTTAGAAGGGGTTAAATTATACGAGGCAATTGTTGATACAATCGGGTTTTCTACATTAATAAATCAAGAACAACATTTAAATGAAAAATTAGAAGAGTTGTACACTCCTTTTGTTACACCCGTTTCTATTGAAGGTCAAGATCAACCTGTTTCTATTGAAGGTCAAAATCAACCTGTTTTTACTCAAGATCAAGATCAACCTGTTTCTACTGAAGATCAACCTATTTCTATTGAAGATCAACCTGTTTCTATTGAAGATCAACCTATTTCTATTGAAGATCAACCTGTTTCTACTGAAGATGTTCCATCTATAACAACGCCTATTATTGAATCAACAGAACCTGACTCTGATTTTGATTCTGACACCGATTTTGATTCTGACACCGATTTTGATTCTGACACCGATTTCGATTCTGATTCTGAGCCTGTTCCTGCTTTTGTATCTCCAACAACTCCAACAACACCTATTATTACCTCAAATGAAAATGAACCTATTGCTGAACCTATTGCGGAACCTATTAATGTTCCTGATTCTGAGCCTGTTCCTGCTTTTGTATCTCCAACAACTCCAACAACACCTATTATTACCTCAAATGAAAATGCTCCTATTGCTGAACCTATTAATGCTCCTATTGCTGAACCTATTAATGCTCCTATTGCTGAACCTATTAATGCTCCTATTGCTGAACCTATTGCTGAACCTGTTAATGCTCCTATTAATGTTCCTACTTTTGAACCTGTTGTTGAACCTGTTCCTGTTCCGGCTCCTGCTCACAACGTTTTTACTTTTAATATTGCTCCTGCTCCTGAACTTATTGCAAAAGGAAAAGAAAATGAAAATGTCTCATATAATTCTCAACCATCAACATTAACACAGCCTACACAAGACTCATCGGGAGGCAGAAAAAAAAGAACTCGTCGAAAACATAAACAACAGAAAAAGCGTAAGACAAAAAAACAAAAAAAATAAAAAATAATAATCTAATGACTTACATTATTATTTTACTGTTACAATTAAACTTATCAGATATGACCTAAGAATAAACCCGTTTTAATTATTCAAGTGTTTACGCACGTCCAACTGAAGCTGCTATTGCTTGAGAAGCATTACTCGCAGCCTTTGCCGCACGAGACGCACACGCCGCCCGTCTTGCTGCACGTATTACTGACGAACGTTTTACGGTTTGATTATGTTTACCACGACCACGTCGTCGTCGTCGACCTGCTGTTTGACTCATATATATATATATTAAATATTTATTTATTCATAACCTCTTCCTCTGTTTCGCCCATATCCCCTGTTTCGTCCCTGGGTTCGCCCTCTTCCTCTGTTTCGCCCATATCCCCTGTTTCGTCCCTGGGTTCGTCCTCTTCCCCTGTTTCGTCCCTGGGTTCGTCCTCTTCCTCTGTTTCGTCCATAACTTTGTACAGCAATTGAGTCCATTCTATATATATTCTAAATATTATATTCTAAATTTTCTAAATATTATATTCTAAATTTTCTAAATTTACCAAATAGTATTTGAAGAATTACAATACATTTTATCCTTTTTTGTTATATTATAAATTGTCCTAAATATTTTCATTCTTGACAATGGAACATTTGTACGATATTTATCTAAAGGATGTGGATTTGTTTTAAGTTGAGCGACTAACGCATCTTTACTAATTTTTTGTCGTTGTTGTGACGCAAAATATATAAACATCGCTTCATATGACAACGCACGAATTGGAATAATGTCTTCATTTTTATTTTGAAAATCTCTTAAATATTTTAAACAAATAGCCAAACCTGAAATGTCTGCTAAATCTTCTCCAATGCTGGGCTCTGCATCAAATATAATTCCATCATATTTTGCAAAAGTTTCATACTGATTAATTATATCGCGTTGTATTTTTTTATATTTTTGTTTGTCTTTTTCAGTCCACCAATCATGTAATTTTCCTGTATGATCATATTTAGAACCTAAATCATCCAACGCATGAGACATTTCATGAGTTAATGTAAATCCAATATGTGCTAAATTATATTCAATCCCTCGTTCCTCCAAATCTATAAACGGCTTTTGTATATATCCAAGTGGAATATAAATGCCGTTTAAAGAAGGGGTATAGGATGCGTTGACAACATATGCTTGTGTTCCAATAAATTTCGGGGGGGTCAACGACCAATCAATATCAGGCACATCAATAACTTTTTTTCCTTCTAACAAGACATTTTGATTAATTCTCCAATCCGCCATTTTCAATAAATTACCCCATGCGTCAGAATCAGAATAATTTAACAACGGGTCTTCTCTCAATATTTTTGGCGACCCTACAATTAACTTTAAATGTTTTAATTTCAACAAAGCATAACCTTTTGTTTTTGGTTGAAGCCATGTATTATTTTCTATAATTCGTATAAACACCTGTTTTAAATCTTCAGCTAATCCTTGTAAATATTCAATCATTTCATCGTTTTTATGTTTATCAACATATTCGTTGGTAAAAAAAGTATTGAACGCATACCCTAGTCCAAAGATTGGACCCAATTCATGCGGCAGTTCATCATCTTGCCCTGTGACAAATTTACCATTAAAATTATAATATAAACTGTATCCTTGTTGATTAAATCGAACTAATTGTCTTATATAAACATAAATAAAATATGTTCTCCATTTGTTACTTGTCCATTCTTTTAATAATAATTGTGTGCAACAATCCAAATAGTTCAAACTAGAAGTAATGAAAAAATCTGGACAAGATTTATATCCAAGTGAATGGCTAAATTCTTCCCAATTAAAATTATATTTTATTAATGCCTCCTTTTTCGTAATGACGTTGTAATACTCTTCGTTTTCTTTTTGTTTTGTACAATTAAAAGTTTTCATAATTGCAACTTCCACATCATAAACATCTGTGACATTAAACCCATGATTGTTTCCAAATACAAAGACAAACAATTCTTCTAAATAAAGAAAATAACGTTTCAAATAGTTATGTTTGTATTTTTTATCGGTTGAGTCGTCATCGGGATAATACAAACTGTCATCAATTAATGTTAACTTGGGCGAACCAACGATGCATCTATATATATCTGGTTGTTTGTCATCTCCATACAAACTATAAGTAAATGGAAGCCCCCATGATATAATTTCATTTCTATTCATTTTCCCCAACAATTTCCATAAATTTTCAGGATTTTCTCTCATAGTATCAATCATTTGCAACGTGTCGCGACCATACTCTTTTATTTCGTTTAATGAACTTCCTTTGATAAAAGATTTGTAAAAATTAGATATTTCTGTGGATTTTTTCGTATGATTGTTTTTTGTATAATCTTTTACAATAGTTAACAATTCTAAATAAACCTTGTGTTGGATAATTCTAAAATCGTCTAATTGAACAATATATCCAGCATTTTTTTGAACCCGCACGTTTTTCATCCATTTGTAATTAATATACGAATAATAATCATTTTTAGGTGTTATATGTGAAGGAACAAACGGAGTCTTGAAAATCTTATTAATTTCTTTTGATACTGTAATACTTTCAGGTTTTATTTTATTTTCAAAAGGTTCATATACACGCCTCAACGTTTTATTTTTACAATTTCCCATTTTTTTAGTTTTGCCCATATATTAGTATTGCATTTTTAGTTTTGTGTGTTATTGTGTTTTCTTTTCTAATTTATTCAACAAATCATTTGCATATACTAAATTACCTAAAGGTTTATATGATGTTATCGGAGTATAACTTTTCCCAGTCAATTGTATTTTTGTCGATTGTTGAGTGGGTTCAGTTGGTTGTGTTGGTGGAGACGAATCGTCTACATCATTTAGTTTTTCGCCATATTCATTAACAATTATTCCTGTTTTATTTTTTAATTCGTTACGAACATATGATGGAACCCAATGAAGCCAAGAAATTAATAAAGTATTTGGATGTATGTATTTTACATGAAATCCATTTGTTTTTAATTTGTCTACTATATATGCGATACATGCACCCTGATCATATTTTGGAACACCAATAATCACCTCTGGAACAACAAACCAACAAAATTGTTCATCTAATTTTTGTCTAGAAGTGGTTTTAATGCGAACATGTATTCTATTTAATATTTTATTGAATAATTCTAATTTACCCACGTCATGCTGTCTCTTTTTTTCATATAATTCATCAATATTTATTTTTTCCGAAAAATCATCAACATTTTCAAGAGTAAATATATTTGACATTAATTAAATAAAAGAAAAAAGTAATTAAAAATAAATGTAAATCAGATTTAATGACAACAACAACAATTAAACATTTAATTATTTCAGGTGGAGGCCCAACTATAATACAAACATTAGGATCTCTTCATTATTTATATGAGAAAGAATTTATAAAGGTAGATAACATTCAAAGCATTTATGCGACATCTGCTGGAGCAATAATTGCCGTATTAATGTGTTTAAAATTCGAATGGCAAACAATTTTTGATTATATTATAATGCGTCCTTGGAATGAAGTTTTTCCGATAAACATGTCTTCAATCGTAGACACTTATGTAAATAAAGGACTTTTCAACATTACTACATTTGAAAAATGTATGAAGCCTTTGTTTGATGCTAAAGATATTGCGTGTGATATTACTTTATTAGAATTTTATGAATATAGTAAAGTGGAAATACATTTTTTCACATTTGAAATAAATGTATTTGAATTGGTAGATGTCTCCTATAAAACACACCCAGATTTATCATTATTAACTGCGTTGCATATGACGTGTGCGTTGCCTGTTATTATTTCTCCTGTTTGTATAGATGGTAAATGTTTTATTGATGGAGGCATTATGGTAAATTATCCCCTAAATAAATGCACTCATCCTGAAAAAGATGAAATTCTTGGATTTAAAAATAAATATGAAAATTACAACGAAACAAATGTGATTGAATCAACATCTACATTATTGGATTTTATTTTAAATTTTGTTTTTAAATTAATATATAATTTGAGTACAGATGATAAACAACTCCCCATTAAAAATGAAATTATATTTGATTGTAAAATGATGAACATTACCAATTTAAGCGAATCCTTAAATTCTATAGAACATAGAAAACAATTATGGGAACATGGGAGAGAAACTTCTAAATTATTTTTGGAAAGGACTGTGGATACTCATGAGACCGAGACATTACAAGACGGTGTTTAAAAATTGTTGCAACGTAGCCTTATTCGGTTTTGCGTCGTATTCTATAACGTTGCCGTCTTTTAATAGTTTAATTGTCGGATAACCTTCAATTTTATATTTATTTATCATTTTTTCTACTTCAGGACTTTCATTAGTGCAATTTACTTCAGTAAATAAAATAGTATAACCATTAATAGTTTTATCTTCATATTCTGCTTTCAATTCATCCCAAATAGGTTGTGCTTTTTTGCAATGAGGACACCAATCTACCGAAAATAATATCAATTCGGCTTGACTGTTTGTAGAATCCATTTGTTTATGTTCTAAATTGGGTTTAAAGGAATTATTCGTCGTGCCGAATGTAAAATAATAATATAACGAAATTCCTACTAATGTCAACATGAAGAGAATAATTACAATTGTACTTTTGTTTATTTTGGGAATTTTCGACAATAGACTTGAACCATTCATATATTTTAATAAAATAAATTAAAATATATAAACATGACGAATTATACTTTATAATGTTATACAGAAACAACGACGGAAAATTAATACAAATCAATAAGACAGATTATTTAAATGATGAAAAATATTATAAACAAATTATTTCAACCATGTTTTCGCGAGTTCTAAATAAACCTATAAATTATTCTAAAACAATTATTGAGAAAAATATTGTATGATGAAATTATATGACTAAAACAAAACGCGTATATTCTAAAAAGGATTTTAATAGTGGTGATGGGATGTTGACGAGTGTATGGGGGCCCAGCATGTGGCATTATTTACATATTATGAGTTTTAATTATCCTGTTAATCCAACTCCAGAAGATAAGAAAAATTATAGGAATTTTGTGTTAAATCTGAAAAATGTATTGCCTTGTAAATATTGTCGAATTAATTTAAAAACTAATTTTAAACAGTTGCCTTTAACCATGAAAGAAATGACAAATCGCGAGACATTCTCTCGTTATGTTTATGATTTACACGAATTAATTAATAAAATGTTAAACAAAAAATCCAATTTGACTTTTTGTGATGTGAAAGAAAGATATGAACATTTTAGAGCAAGATGTTTGACACCTAAAATTTTCAAATATAAAAAGGTGAAAACAATGAAAAATCGAGAAAAGGGTTGCACCGAACCGCTTTATGGAGAAAAAGCCAAATGTATTATTAAAATTGTTCCACAAACAGATACTAGTGAAACATTTCAAATGGATAAAAAATGTATTAAGAAGAGAGAATAGTATGATCTTATTTTTCTTGTTTTTCTCATTGTTCTTGTTTTTCTCATTGTTCTTGTTTTTCTTCTTCTTGTTGTTCTTCTTCTTCTTCTTCTTCTTCTTGTTGTTCTTCTTCTTCTTCTTCTTCTTCTTCTTCTTTCATTTTTAATTCGATAAATTGTGACAAACCATATTGAGCAATAAATTGCATTTCTCTCAACGTCCAAGCAAAAGAAAAGCCAGAATGACCATCATATCCTAATTTCACAACTTCATTCATTATAAGCTCCAACTCTATGTCTAAACAAAGCATAAAACTTTTATTTGGGGTTTTCATATAATTCCATAATTCCAACGAAGTAATTGCGTCATATGCTGTCTCTAGCATTAGTTTTTCATATGAATTTGTAATAAAATCAAAAATCGATGGCATTATATTATTATTATGTTTATTGTGTTTATTATCTTTATTTTACATTCCAAAACTTGAAAAACTATTGAGAACCGGAGTAGGCAAATATTCATTATTTATAGCATTATAATTCGGCACTTTTTTACATTCAAAGTTCGGTTCAGGACAACGAGCACATGCTGGACATGCCTGACATTCTTTGTCTTTATAAATCACTACTGGATTACATGCAGGACATACTGGTGGAACTACTTGTGATTTTAAAATATATAAATCCTCTTGTCCTGGAAGTATTTGGCTTTTTGGAATTCCTGATGGAAGAGAACTAGAATAATCATATGATTGTGATGGTTGGTTATACATTTGACCATATTCAGAAGAAGAAGAAGATGAAGAAGAAGATGAAGATGGAGAAGAAGATAAAAAAGAAGATGAAGATGGAGAAGAAGATGATGGAGAAACATATGCATATACTGAATTGTTTGGAACTGCATTTCCTGTGCTTCCGTAATAACTTGTTAATGAGGAGGATGAGGAGGATGAACCTGAAGATACTGGTTTCTCTCCATAAAGTACACTATTACCATTTGCATCGATGATTTTTACTGCTTTGCCGCCATTTGATCCATTTACAAATGTCGCAGTTTCACCATTTGGACCCATAAATGTAATTGCTTCTATATTTGTATTTGTTGAGCCAGAAGATGATGAACCAGATGCTTTATATTCCACACTAGTTCCTGATGCGTTAATTACTGTAATAGAAGAAGTGCTATTTACAACTACAACTTCGCCGTTGGGACCATAATATTTGGTTGCGATAGATGTGCCGTTGTAATGATTGTAATTTTCATAGGAATTATTTGAAGCATTTGAATCACTTGAATCATAGGAAGCATTAGAAACATTAGAAGAAGAATTCATAGTATTCATGCCTTCGATTTTTCTATAAAATCCTGGGTTGTTTCCTAAAAAACAATACAAAACAAATCCAAATAAAAATAATATTAAAAATAGTAATTCAGGTTTCATATATAATTATACAGTAAAATATATAAATATATAATTGGTATTATTATATTAGTATGAATGTCAACGTTTCTGAGTTAACAAATAAAACAGTTCAACCTTTGCTGAAATCGTATTATAATGAAAATCCAGATATGTATGAAATCGGAGTAGATGAAGTGGGACGCGGACCACTATTTGGAAGAGTCTATACTGCCGCAGTTATTTTACCTAAAGATGACACCTTTCAACATTTTAAAATGAAAGACAGCAAAAAGTTCACTTCTAAAAAAAAGATTGAAGAAATTGCTGAATATATTAAACAACACTCTCTCGCTTGGGCAATTTCATATGAAGATGAAAGAGTCATTGAAGAGATAAATATTTTACAAGCAACTCAAAAATCGATGCATTCTTGCATCAAATCGTTGTTTGAACCACGTGATAAACTAGAATTAACCCATAATAATTGCCAACTATTGATTGATGGCAATTATTTTAAACCAATCACCCATTTTAATAAAGCCCGAGGCATGGTAGAAAGCATACCTTATGTTTGTATTGAAGGAGGAGACAATAAATACACATCTATTGCTGCAGCCTCTATTTTGGCAAAAGTTGCAAGAGATCAATATATCGATGAATTATGTGAGTTGCATCCCGAATTAATGGAAAAATATTCAATTCATACAAATAAAGGATATGGGGCAAAAAAACATTTGGATGGAATCGCACTTCATGGAATCACGATTTGGCATAGAAGAAATTTCGGAATATGTAAAAAATATGTTTGATTCTTTTTGTTTGAATTGATAGACTATAAATAAAAAATTGATTTGCTTTTACCAAAGAATAACACATACAACTTAAACAATTCATCACAATCATTCAAATGAAAGTTATTGTCTTTGATACTGAAACAACCGGACTTCCAAAAAAGGTTCAGGTTCCTAAAAAGGAAACAGGTGAAGAAGAACATGGTCTAACAACACCATATTCTGTGGTGCCAGAAACAGAGTTCCGTTGGCCCCATATTGTTCAATTTAGTTATATTATTTATGATACAACAATAAATGAAATACTTAAGGTGTCTGACAATATTATAAAACTGCCGACTAGTGTTGTTATTCCAGAAGAATGTATCAACATTCATGGCATTACAAATGAAATGTCTGCAAATCAAGGAGTTGAACTTGACCTAGTGTTGACTAAATTCATGAGAGACGTTCAACTTGTAGATAAGATTGTTGCACACAATATGAATTTTGATTTTAATATGATAAAAGCAGAGGTACATCGAACGATGAATCATACATATACGCATTTTACACGCCAAGCGGTTGAGAAGATAGAGAGATACAAAGGTTATTTATATATTTTGGCGAATGTAAAAGAAAAATTGTATTGTACAATGAGAAATACGATTTCATTGTGCAATATTCAAATGACGACGAAAACTGGACGCACTTTTGCGAAATTTCCGAAATTGGCCGAACTTCATGAAAAATTGTTTGAAGTTGCTCCTAAAAAACTGCATAATTCGTTGAATGATGTAGTTGTTTGTTTGAGATGTTATTATCAGCTTGAATTTGGAATAGATCTATGCGTTATTAACACAAAGATTCAGAAAAAAATGTTGGAATTATTATAGATTTTATAAGTTTTGTACTTTCATAGTTGTAATTTAATTAAACCATTTTTTTTCGACAATAGTAACTACATTAAACGGATGTTGTTGTTGGCATGTTTGTTTCTTTATTATAGAATATCGTTTTATAAGACGGTGTAAATTTTAAAGACCCTTCTTTTTTTTCAAATACTTCTATCCTAAAACGTTCTCTGTGTGATGGATGTGACATTAATACTCGTACTGCTTCTTCTTTATTATCATAAATAATAACATCTTCCCATTCAGCTCCATCGCAAAGCAATAAATATAATTTATTAGTTGCCATTTATAGTTATTGATATAAAAAATTTTCTATATTGTATTTTACAAATGAGTTTTACCAAAATAATGAGTCAATTAACAGAATTTCCTTGTCCCAACCTTAAAGAAATAATGGATGAACTTATACACGATTGGATAAAAGCAAATTATATTAAAATACAGTACTATATAAAAGGATTTGAAAATAATGATGAAATTCTATTAACATATTGTGAACAACTATTAAACCCATATGAAAATATTAGTGCGAATTATTCTAGAACTTTTGGTAAGTTTGTAGAAAACAGTAAAAAAATAGACTTATCACATGTTGTTCAAATAATTAAATATTGTGATTTAGTTTTTAAATACACGGAAATTACAGATGAAATTGATATTCAACTAATAGATAATATATTTTATTTAGCTCGTAAATTCGGATATGCTTATTGTATGCATAATCCAAAACACATTTTAGAAATAGTTAAGGTAATTTATAAACTAAAATAACTAAACTAAACTCACCATAAAAATTGAAATAAATAGTTATAAATTTATAATAAACATTAACATTATGAACTTTCAATTGTCACCAGAATTAAAATCAACCATGGATGAACTTGTATATGATTGGATAAGACTTCATTATACCGAAGTATATCAAGATTTAGAAGAAATGAAATTTAATAATGAAGATGATGAAGAATATGATGAAGAATATGATGAAGATAACGATGCTTTCATTAATGAATATATTAAATCTCAGCTCTTTTATCAACACGATAAATTGTCATTTGGTAAGTATTTGAAAGAAAGCGGAAGAATAAATACAGAAGATATGATTCAACTTATTCAATATTGTGGAGATTATTATTGTAAGTATTGTAATACTGTGAGAGGAATAATTGATTTTACAAAAATTCATGATTTAGAATATTTAGGAGTTCAAGTTGGATATATTTATGCTGACATAGAAATTAATGTTTTGAAAGAGTTTAATTCTATAAAGAATGCTCCTATCTTAAAATAAAAGGTCTGTGGGTGTGTGTGTGTGTGTGTGTGTGTGTGTGTGTGTGTGTGTGGGTGTGTGTGTGTGCATATATAATCCCAATATAACGCACAATTTTCAATAAATCAAAACTCCAAAAATTGTATTTTAATTTAGATTTATTAAAATTAAAATACAACAATATATTCTGTAGACGGTGCTACCTGTATTTGAACGCATAGTAAATTATGTTTATTACACATATATAACACATAAGTCAACATAGCCCCACCCCCCGTTCCAATTACAAATATTACAATAATGGTTGTAATCATACATTATTACGCAGAACACATCTCACATATTTCGTCGTGCTTATTTTCATCTTCTTGTTTTCTCTCTGGTTCAATAGAAAATTGTTGTGCTTGATGTTTTGCTTTTCGTCTTAAATAATAAATTCCTGTTTTCAATCCTCTTTTCCAAGAATAAAAATGCATGGATGTTAATGTGTTATAATTGGGGTCTTCTAACCAGAGATTTAAACTCTGGCTTTGACAAACATACGCACCTCTATCTGCCGACATGTCTATAATATGCTTCATTGGTATTTCCCATACAATTTTATATTTATCGCGTATATGTTGTGGCAACACCGTCAATTGTTGAATACTTCCTTTATTTGCTATAATATTGTCTTTGATTTTTTCATTCCATAATCCAAGATCAATCAAATCATTCATTAAATATTTATTTGCTAGAATAAATTCACCTGCTAATGTACTTCTACTATAAATGTTGCTAGTAATTGGTTCAAAACATTCATTAAACCCTAATATTTGTGATGTACTAGCTGTCGGCATCGGTGCCAACAAGAGAGAATTTCTCAATCCGAATCTTCTTATAGATTGTTTTAAACATGTCCAATCATATCTATTTGACAAAGGCACAACATTCCACATGTCAAATTGAAGATATCCGAGTGATGCAGGAGAACCTTCAAATGAACTGTATGCTCCACATCGCTCATTTGATAAAATGTTCATTTCTCCATATACTGGTTTTAATTCATCTAGATGTTCAAATCGTAAATCCGTCGTTTTTACATATTCTTCTGCTTTATTAATGCTGACCGTTTTCATATTATTAAAATAAGCATGAAATTTTTTCAATTTATGATTCCTATCAATCGCAATTTCGTTGCTTTTTTCCAAAGCAGCATGATACATAGTTTCAAATATTAGAATGTTTATCTTTTTTGCTGCATCACCGTGAAATGGAATGTTCATCATCATAAATACATCTGCAAGTCCTTGGACACCTATACCAATCGGGCGATTCAGCAAATTGCTTCGTTGTGATTTCGGGGTTGGATAATAATTAATATCTATGATTTTATTCAAATTATTTGTTATTACTTTTGTCACCGCATGTAATTTATCATAATCAAACTCACGAGTTATCTTATTCACACACGTAGGCAACCCAATACTTGCTAAATTACACACTGAAGTTTCTTTGTCATCTGAAACCTGTATAATTTCGGTGCATAAATTGCTGGATTTAATCGTGCCAATATTTTTTTGATTGCTTTTCATATTCGCAGCATCTTTATATAATAAATATGGAGTGCCTGTTTCCATTTGAGCGTCCAATACTTTAAACCATAAATCACGAGCATCCATCGTTTTACGAGCTTTGCCGGATAATTCATATGTTTCATATAATTTTTTGAATTTGTCTCCATATACATCAGACAACCCCGGACATTCATCCGGGCAAAAGAGAGACCATTTTTTATTTTCTTTAATTCGTTCCATAAACAAGTCGGGAACCCATAACGCATAAAATAGATCTCTTGCCTTCATCTCTTCATCCCCATGATTTTTTCTCATTTCAAGAAAACTTTCAACGTCTCCATGCCATGGTTCAAGATAAACGGCAAAGCTGCCGTTGCGTTTGCCTGAATTGTGAACTAACCCCATGTCTGTTAAATAATTATGATTGTCAATCATGTTGAAATCATACACATCTCCTTCATATTTTATTTTAGTAATTTTTGTAATTGGACTCCATAAAAGGTTGTTAGATGTAGTTGTAGTCTTTACTTGAAGTTGATATTCTTCTGGAACAGTTATTTCGAATTCATGTGATGAAGTTGTTAAAATTCCTAATTTTAACAGTAAATATTTTATTTGAAATAGTAATTGTGAATTCATAGATGAATAGGTGTTTTTTTGTACGTTAAAATTACTGCTTTTAAATATTCCAATGATCAATTTTAATGTCTTTTCTTGAGATAAATGAAGATAATGTGAAGTCATCGTTTTTTCTTGGTTTCCTATTAACATTCCATAAGAATCATAAAAATCTATATTAGAAATAACATATGTTTCATTCACATAAGATGGAATAGGAAATCCAATTAAATTGTCTTCTTTTAAACAACCCGCAGAGAGAAAAGATGGCGTAAATTGTCCGGCTTCATTTCGAGTTTCATGATTAATGGTATATATTTCATGTTCTTTGGTGACTCTCACCGGAAACAGTGAGTTTACTGTTTCTATTTCAAGAATCTCTTTTTGTACTTTATTTATTATAATTTTATTTACGCGTTTGAATGTTCCGTCAAGTGTAATCAATTCATCCAACGTGGTAATGTCCTTCATTTGTTTGGGACCATCTTTAGAATAGACAATCGTTTCTGGTGCAAAACATTGGTTTATATAACGAGCTGTACTGTTAAACACTTTTAACATAGGAACTATGCCATCTGTTTTGCCATTTGTCCCACGAATATGTGAATCTTTACAACGAATATTGTGAATATGAAGTCCAATTCCACCAGAATATTTAGATATTTGTGCACATTCTTTTAATGTGTTATAAATTCCATCTACACTATCATTTTCCATTGCTTGTAAAAAACAAGAACTTAATTGAGGTCTTGGACTACCAGCATTAAACAACGTGGGGGTTGCATGAGTAAAATATTTTTGAGACATTAAATCATATGTTTCTTTAATGTCATCTATATTTTTACCGTGTATTCCAATAGCAACTCTCAACCACATATATTGAGGTCGTTCTACAATAATATTATTAATACTGTATAAATAAGCACGTTCAAGTGTTTTAAATCCGAAAAAATCAATTAAATAATCTCTCTCATGACATACCATTTCATCGAATATTTCGCGATTGTTTGAAACCGTTTCCCACAATTCTTGAGAAATAATAGGAGAATGTGCATCATGCACATCATAAAAATAATATAATTGTTTCATCGCTTCACTAAATGAAGGAGTAGTATTTTTTTGATGATTTGAAACCAGTATTCTTCCAGCTAACGTTGCATAATCTGGGTGATGGGTAGAGAGAGAAATGCAATGGTCTGCTGTTAATTCGTCGATTTTTGTTGTATGAATTTTGTCATATAATTGGTCAATCACTTTCATTGTTAAAGAAGAATAGTTTACATTAAGGTTTGCTTCCAATCCAATTTTTTTAATACGATTTAAAATTTTATCAAACGCGATTTCTTCTAATTCACCGTTTCGTTTGATTACTCGCATATTATTTATTTCCATACAAATAAATAATATCATGGCATTATTTTATATTATTTAATATATGAATAAATATGTATTAACCATAATTTTACTTTTTATGATGAGTGTATTATTCTATTCTGCTTCAAATAAAGAAAATTATGATAATTTAGGAAGTGGAATATATCCTGCTTCTGTGAATAATGTATTATTAGAAGATGTGTATCCTGTTAACACTAAGGCCGGTGTATCAAAAAATAGTGGACATGACATTTGGTGGCATTATCCTATTTTTGAAGTCGGATCATACGAACAAATCACGAATAATTTGAAATATCCGAATAATCCAGATGATGGACAATGTATACCTGCTGAATTTTGTGGTGCATTATATAAAGAACATCAATCCAAATCTAATATTTCAACAATTCTACCTCTTGTTGAAGACAATCGCGGATTGCGAATAAATTATTACACTACGCCTCAAACATGATGCCGGAAATAAATTGTATTAATTTATTATTTTTGTTGCTTATTCATTTCATTTATTCTTCTTTTACGAGAGAAATGATGGTTGTTTTTCCTCCGTTTATAGAAATCAAACATTTAGATTCAGATTCGACTGCTAATGCGGGAACATTCATAGTTATCCTTCTTTTTGGAGCACGATGTGAATAATCGCCAGTTCTTTCTCTCTTTATAATATTCCATATATCTTGAATTTCTGAAATATTATCTTGAAACCAAAGACGATTTCTTTTTACAAGAACACAACTATACGTTTTCAATTTCCAGTATATGTTTTTAATCCAGGTGAGTTCAGTTGCGTTCGCTTTCATTTGTTCATTTTCAAAGACATCAAACTCTCTCTTATTCATGTCTAATGGTTTATAAATATAAATTGGAATGCCTTCTTTAGAAAAATACATGATGATTCCTTTCAATTCACCATTATTTGTTTGCGTAAAATGGTTCGTTTCCGTGTCTATTTCATAATCATTTATAAAGTCAGTTTCATTTTCATATTCGATGAATTGTGTCTCTAAAAAATCACATTCATTTAAACCACACACCTCCATTTGAAGCTGCATTTGTATCCAATACTCCTTTTTAGGTATTCCATCTATTTCGCGATTGACTATATTTTTAATTTCAAGCATTCTTCCATATTTTGGAGAAGTTGGATTTGTGATAATTCCATCAGGCGATGCACCTAAAAACTCATACTTTGGGTGTTTTATACATCCGAATTCTTCAATCTTTGTTTTAACCATTTTTTCGTAAACAAGCACAGAGACGGGCTCATATTTTTGCCCCCAATGAAGAGATGATTCTGTATTTATATGTGGTGTAGAAATGTCTTCTATGTTTGTTTCCCCTTTGTTAAATGCAACGCATTTTTCATAAATTATTTGATTTCTTGTTGCGGTTGTTTCAAAAATTTTATATGCGTTACTTGCTGTAATTAAATTGTTACGAAAATTATACCATTCTGGAGTTCTCTGAGCATGTTGTGGCTGTGAGTGTAAATAATCTATTTTTTCTTTAATGACTGATTCATTTTGTTGATCTGATTCATTTTGTTGATCTGGATGTTCTGACCTTTTTGGAAAAAATAAAATATGAAATAAATCGATGATTTCTTCTATTATTTCACAACATGGAAAAATCGTATTCATGTCTTGTAAAAAAATTTCATTAAAATTGGGTTCTGAAATTAATTTCGGATTTTCATTAATATATTCATTCATGCATTCCAATATGTCTATAATATCTTTGTTATCTGGCATATGTTCTTCATTCGAAATAACATCGTTATATAGTTCTTCATCTTGATAAAACAATTTCCGCATATCAACTTGAATGTTCTTTATTTCATTTATATAATGAGATATTTGTTCCATTATATAAATATTGCTTATTTATTTAAACCCTTGAAGAATTTAATTTACGGTTGCCACAGTTGCCACAGTTGCCACAGTTGCCACAATTGAATGTTTACTATTTTTAATTGTCCCCGAATTTTTAGCAGCAGGTAAACTTTTTAATGTTGAAATGCGTTTTTCTAGATTCTTTAATGTAAAATGTTTGGTTTGTTTATTATAAGACAACGAAGGTATTTCTTTAATTTGTCCGGTTTCTTTATCATAAATAACATCTTTTACTTTTTGTAGTTTTTTTCTCTCTAAACAGTCTTTCATAAAGATCATTAATAACCTTTCTTCTTCTTCAGACAAATCATGTTCAAGTTTATATTTAGAAACATAAAGAGAAATTTTTTGAATTTTTACAGTCCTGTCTAATTTACACCATGGACCATTACTATTTGTATTTTTTTCACTTTCCAAAAAAAGTTCCAAACTTGATAAATTGCCTGATGATTTTGTTTCTTTAATTGGAACACCACTTAAAAGCATCGTCTTGTATTTAAGGTTTTTCAATTCTGCACATTCTTCGGTTTTATGTTCTTCCATTATATAATATAAAGCGTTGAGTTTAACCTCTTTTATATTATATGTTTGAAAAAGAAGAAGAAAAAAAAGATCCAAAAAAAATAGTAATTACTGGACAAAATAATAAATATCAAATAAAAAAGGCAACAAAACAACAAGAAGTAAACAAAGAACGAATCTGCCTTTTAAATAAGGATATTTGTCCTACGTTGTTTGAATTTGATAAACAATTTGAATTATTATTATTAAATGAATTACCTGACATTATTATGAAAGAAATAGAGAGAAAAATTTCAGGATATAAGCAACAAGACATTAAAAAAAGTATATATAATAAAACAGAAATAATACAGATTCATCAAGTAATGGAGAAATTAATTGAATGTAAATTAAATTGTTATTATTGTTTTCAACATATGAAATTATTATATAAAATTGTTAGAGATTCTCAACAATGGACACTTGATAGAATTGATAATTCTCTCGGACACACACAGACCAACGTTGTATTATGTTGTTTAGAATGTAACTTGAAAAGAAGAATTCAATCAAGTGAAAAATATTTATTTACAAAACAATTAAAACTTGTAAAATCGTGAAAATCGAGAAAAACTTTAGAATAAATATATTATGGAGAAACATTTCAAATGGAGTTTTGGTGAAACATATGAACGAAGCAAACGCAATAGTAACAGTAACAATAACAGTAACAATAACAGTAACAATAATAGTAATGTTGAGTCAACCGCATATTTAGCAGCTTTAAATCACGACGAACATAGTTGGGAAACATTAAATTCGAATTCTCATAATAAGAGAGAAGAAATTGAACATAAATTGTCTGAACGAGACATACTTCCAAGAACAAACATGAATCCTTTTATGCCAAATAATAATTTTTCAGAAGACATCGATACTTTTTTGAAACCCCAAGGGACAAAATTGACAAATGAAAAATAATAAAATGAAAAATAAGGATTTAAATAAAATAAATAAACTAAATTAATCATGAATATAATTAATTCCACATTTATAACTCAGAACAATTTATTATTAAATAACCTCATTCAGTTTTATAAGAATGAAGAAAATTTGTCACGAATGTTGAAAATTATTACAGGAGAATCCATGATTTCTCTCCGCATCGTTGATTGGTTTGCTACAAATTATGCGAAAAAATATTATACTCTTTATACAATTGACGATGATACTGAAAATGGACGAAGATTTAAAGTATATGTTGATTATAAATTGAAATTGAAAGCATATTCTAAAAAACGATTAGACCCTTTTTGTCGTTGGGAACGCATTAACATTCCATATAAAAATGGCAGCAGCATTGAAACAACCATCGGGCAATTGAACTTTTTTAAATGGGCACTTGAAAATAAAGTCATCGATTATATTGAACAACATTATGACGAAATTGAAAAAGATATGAATTGTCGTAATAGCACATCGAAAAGAAAGGAAAATGTAGACAACTCCAAAACACGGAAAAAGAGAGAAGAATTGTCTATTTCAGCAACGAAAAGCATAAAAAAAGAAAAGGTGGAAATTGTTGTTGAATTTCATTAATTTTATATTTAAAAATGTTTATAATGTATGAACATTTTTGGAAACTCAAATAATTTAGACACTTCTCAAACAAAAAAAAGAGAAAGAAAAGAGAGAGAAGCAGAACAAATGCTCGAAAGATATAGAGAAGAAGAGCGGCAAAAGGATGAGAATTATGTGAAACAACGCAAAGAGAGACATGATCAATTGCATGAACAAACACTCGAAAGATATAGACAAGAAGACCTGCAAAAGAAACAACACAAACTTGATGAAGAAGAACGATCTGAAAAATCAAAACAAAAACTGCGATCGCGATTGCGTGAACTTAATACACCACGAACTGCAAACATAGAAACCCCAATTCCACAACAACATACATACAAACGACAACGCCAAGCAGAAGAAGCACAAGAAGCAGAAATACCACTCAACGAATACCAACGACAACGCCAAGCACAAGAAGCAGAAGAAGCAGAACTGAAGCGACAAACGGGACAAAGAGCAATGGAACAATATTATGAAAAAATATTATCCCCAGAAGATATATACTTATCAAACGAACAACGTTATGAAAATGAATATCATGAAACAGAACTACGACATCAGGCAGAAAATTTACGTCAGTTAAATGAACGACGCAACGATAACATATATAGTCAGGAAGAACTAAATCGCCAAGAAACACAACAACTTTGGGAACAAACTAAAGAACAAAAACGTCATGCAAGTGTAGAACAAAACATTAATAAGGCACTTGATTATCAAAGACAATTAAGAGATTATTTAAGCTCTCATCATGGACATTTTTTTCGTTTTCAAGAAGATGATGTAATGAAGACACGAGCCATCTATCATGAGAAATCACAAATACGACGACGCAATCAAGAAATAAGTGCACAAGAACGACGCCTAAAAGAATCAGAAGAACGAAACCAATATAGAGAACGACGACGACAAGCAGAAGAAGCACGACGACAAGCAGAACAACAACAAAGACAACAAGCAGAAGAAGAACAACAAAGACAACAAGCAGAAGAAGAACAACAAAGACAACAAGCAGAAGAAGAACAACAAAGACGACAAGCAGAAGAACAAAGACGACAAGCAGAAGAACAAAGACAACAAGCAGAAGAAGACCAAAGACGACAAGCAGAAGAAGACCAAAGACGACAAGCAGAAGAACAAAGACGACAAGCAGAAGAACAAAGACGACAAGCAGAAGAAGACCAAAGACGACAATCACAACCACCACCACGACAACCACCACCACGACAACCACCACCACCACCACCACCACCACCACGACAATCACAACCACCACCACCACCACCACCACCACCACCACCACCACCACCACCACGACAAGCAGCATCACAAGCAGCAACACAAGCAGCAACACGAATTGAAATTGAACTAAATAGAATTTTAGACTTATTTAGAAATCATCACCCACCGATTCCGATAGACACTCCTTCGCAACGGTGGCCAGAGCCAGAAACTATGGCCAAAAACATATTGATGTGTAATTCTAATGATCCGAAAGGATGTGAAAAAAAATGGAAAAAAATGTCTTTATTGGTACATCCAGATAAAAGCTCGGGCACAGTAAACGAAGAAAATGCACTGAAAGTATTTAGAATAATTGGTCAGGCAAAGACAATAATGGTTGACGATTACCTTGCATCACTAGGACATGGAGGAAAAAGAACAAAAAAAAACAAATCTAATAACATTCGCAAAAAACACCGATTGAGCATTCGCAAAAAACACCGGTTAAGCATTCGCAAAAAACACCGGTTGAGCATTCGCAAAAAACAACGGTTGAGCATTCGCAAAAAACAACGGTTGAGCATTCGCAAAAAACACCGGTTGTAAATTTATAGAATGTATAAATATGTCACGGAGAATTGTTTACACATCATTATGCCTGATTTGACATGTTTTATCGTTTTCTAATTGCTTGACTAATATCAAATTATGCTCTTTAATCCCTCTTTCAATTGCTTCATTTATTTCTTGTACTGTTAATATTACTTCATCTGCTTTTTCCATTTATTTATATATTTTATTTTTATTATATTAAAATTTATTCAGAATAAAGTTATAATGGGAAATAACGCATCTTTTCAAAAGGTTAATTTTGAAAATATACAAGAAATGATAAAAACATCAACCGGATATGTATTAATAAATACGTTGCCGTTAAATCAACAAGATTGTCTTATTCCAACAACAATTTTAGCTTCAGATGAAGAAACAGTTATTAATAAGCATTTGAACAATAAGAATAAAAATATAAAGATTATTATTTATGGGAAAAATTGTTGTGATTCTAAATTAAATCAAAAATATGCACAATTACATGGTCTAGGCTTTTCAAACATTTATATTTATGTCGGAGGGATGTTTGAATGGTTATTACTCCAAGACATTTATGGTGCTTCCGAATTTCCAACAACATCAAAACAATTAGACTTGTTGAAATATAATTCAGAGAGAAACCCTCATTAAAAGAGTTAGATTTCCAACGTTCATGTTTATTGCTTGTTTTAATCCCAAAATAAGACCACTATATTCCGCAACATTATTTGTTTCTTTTTCCCCAACAAAAATAGATGAACTCCATACTTATTTTTCGTTGTTAAAAATCACCGCTCCTGCCCCAGATTTTTCCTAATTGCATTTGCTGCAGCCATCGAAATGCATGGCATACTCATTATCTAGATGAATTTTTGCTTGTGTTGAATGAAGACAACATATTAGATTATATATTTTCCGTTATTCTTATTAGGAATCACTAATGTATGTCATTTTTCCGTGTCCGTTCTTTTTACATTCATCTGCACTTTCATAAACATCTCCATTATATATAATTACATTTTTCTGATACAAATGTCCCATTATTCGTTTTCACAAGTTTAAAGGGTTTAGAACATCCATATATCATGTTGCGTTCTATGAGAGAATCACATTCTTCTTTTGATGCGTGTGGATTTATTTGCTCTCCATTTGAAATGTAGACACCATGTCTAAATATTTGACAATTTAATTGATCTATAAAAATAAAATCACCACAATGCGGACATTGAACTACTATATTTACTGACATATATTATTTCTTTTATTATTTTATTTAGTATAAGTTCACGGATTTTATACTGAAGGACGACACTGTGAAAACCCAAACACCATTTTAACAAATCCTTTAAGTTGTATGCCATATTGTTACGGTCCGAGAAACCAAATACCGGGCTCATGTGTAAAATATTGTGATAAGTATATTGATAGTGGGAGTAGTTATAGAAGAGGTAGAGGTCGTCGTCGTCGTCATAGGACAAGAAAACAAGGTTAGCATTTGGTCTATAAAATTTAATTGTTTTTTCTTTTATTATTTATTCGCATTTTTCTCGTGTCCTTTCTCGCATCTTTTCTCTCTTTATCCGTAATATATTTTAATGGTCTCCCTCGAGGTTTTACAACAACAGTTCTTGCTAATATATTCAACTGTTGTTGTAATAAAGTGAACTCCAATAAAAACATGAATTCAAGGTCCATCTCATTTAGTATGGAATTGTGTTTATATTTGGTATTTTTTGTATTTTATAGTATTAATGACAGTAATTAACGGTATTGAAATTGACAACATCGATTATAAAAAAAATGATATTAAACATGCAATTAATAACAACGATCCAATTGAAGAGAAATTAAATGTCATTGTTGTTATTTCTAATCCATGTTTATATGCAAAAAGATACATTTTAATGAAAGAATTTGTCAAAAGAATTGAAGAGGAAGAAGAAAATGTAGAATTATTTATTGTGGAAATGATTTATCCCGGACAAAAATATATGGTTACAGATAAAAAGAATAAATCCCATTTACAACTCAAGACCGATACCCCAATTTGGCACAAAGAAAACATGATAAATTTAGGAGTAAAACATTTGTTACCTAACAACTATAAAGCGTTTGCTTGGATTGATGCCGATCTTGAGTTTGAATCTAATTCATGGGCGTTGGATGCATTAAAAATATTAAATGGTTCAAAGGATATTGTTCAATTGTTTAGTCACTGTGTAGATATGAATGAGACAAAAGGAACATTAAACATGTTTAACAGTTTTGGTTATTGTTTTAGTAAATGCAAAGAATTTACAACAAAAGGAATAGATTATTGGCATCCGGGATATGCTTGGGCAATGACACGCAAGGCTTATGAAAAAATAGGCGGATTATATGATAAAGGTGTGTTGGGTTCAGGAGACAGTGTTATGGCGTTGTCTCTTGTCAATAAATGTAGAAACATGACAAACCCTCATTATAATCAAGACTATAATAACAGCATGTTAAATTATCAAAAAAAAGCCAACAAATTACGATTGGGATATGTTCCAGGCATCATTAGACATTATTATCATGGTTCTAAAAAAAACCGTAATTACACAGAACGATGGAAAATATTAATGAAACATTCTTATTCACCTATATTAGATATTGGTTATGATTTGTCAGGCATACTAGTTCCGTTGCCTCATTTTTCGCATGAATTTAAAGATGATATTTTACAGTATTTTACAGAGAGAAAAGAAGACTCGTAATAATTCAAACAGAGAATAAACCGAAAACTAAATCAGTAAGGAGGAGCAGGGATATATTTATAATAAAAAATTGATTTGGAAAATCGGCTTAAATAAATCATCACAATTAAAACAACCAACATTCTTGAAATCATGGATCTCATTCAACGCAAACTCACCAAATCCGAATGGGAAACGATTGAAGTGCCAGTTTCGACGAATGAAATCGAAGTATTGAAATTGATTATGAAAGGTAATGAAAATGTCAATATAAAATACAATAAAATCAATTCTATTTTCACATTTCTAAAAATAGAATATAGTTCTGCAATGGAAGATTATATATTTAATAAATATTTGGCTGATAAAATTAAAATCCTTATTACAAAATATCGTGCAACATATATTATATTAACCGTCAACACAAAACCTGTATTAAAAAAAGCAGACTTAATTCGCATTAGCAAAAACACAATAGAAAATCTTGAAAAAAACAATATCTACGAATATGTGCTATTAGATCACATTGAGAAAATATTAAAATATGCCTCGCAACATAGTTCAAAGATGGAGTTTCATTATTATACCTTGTATAAATTAATACGCAACAGTGTTCCTTTGTTAAATCGGCATGTTATTGAAATTGTAAACACGATTCTAACACAATTAGAACCATTAATTAGCATTTCAAATATTATTGAAAACGCGGTGGAATATATTGAGAAAAATAATAACTTGTTGAAATATGGAGATATGATGCTCTACGAACACCAAAAAGAAATATTTACTGTCTGTAAAAATCCAGATGCAAAATTGATTTTATATATCGCTCCTACTGGAACAGGTAAAACGTTGACACCAATCGGCTTATCTGAACAACATAAAATCATATTTGTTTGTGCAGCAAGACATGTGGGATTAGCATTGGCAAAAGCAGCCATTTCGGTAAATAAAAAGGTTGCTTTTGCGTTTGGTTGTTCTAGTGCGGCAGACATTCGTCTTCATTATTTCGCAGCAAAAGAATTCACGAAAAATAAAAGAAGCGGTGGAATTTGGAAAGTAGACAATAGTGTCGGAGACAAGGTTGAAATTATGATTTGCGACATTAAATCATATCTTCCTGCGATGTATTATATGTTGTCTTTTAATTCTCCAAGCAGTTTGATAACATATTGGGATGAACCGACAATTACTTTGGATTATCCAGAACATCCATTTCATGCTATTATAAAAGAAAATTGGTCTTCAAATTTGATTCCAAACATGGTGCTCTCTTCTGCCACATTGCCGAAATTACACGAACTTACAGACACCGTGAATGATTTTACTTTGAAATTTAGTGCGTCTAATTCACAAGTATATAACATTGTCAGTCATGACTGTAAAAAAACGATTCCTATTATTGATAAAAATGGGAATGTCATTTTACCACACTTTTTAAGTGAAGATTATGATGAGATGAAATTGATTGTGGAACATTGTGAAAATTACTTGACGTTGTTGCGATATTTTGACTTGAAAGAAGTTGTTCGATTTATTAGTTTTATACAAAAAGGTAATTATGTGTCTACTAAACATTCTATTTTGCGAAATTTCGCATCCATCGATGACATTGACATGAAAAACATTAAACTGTATTATTTAAAATTGTTGAAAAATATTATCTCAGGAACATGGAGTTCTATTTATCTCACATTAAAAAATACGAGAGAAAAACGGATTGTGCCAAATGACTCTATTGATTCAAAAGGCATTCATAAAAGTCGCAGCATTGGTCCTGGCATAATGACAACGACCGCAACTGATTCTTGTTCTAGTAAACATGCAGGTCAATCGTTGACACGAATGTCTAGTGAACAATCACCATCATCTTTATATAATGTGTTGCCTCATGTGAGAGAAACAAATAGCGGCAATTGTGGCATATTTGTGACTACAAAAGACGCATACACATTGACAGATGGTCCAACAATATTCTTATCGAATGATGTTGAAAAAATTGCGAAATTCTGCATTCAACAAGCAAATATTCCTGCCAAGGTCATGTCTGACATTATGGAAAAAATAGAATTTAATAACCGAATAAATGATAAAATTAGCGTATTGGAAAAAGATTTGGAAGACCATGATGCTTCCAAGGCAAAAGAAGAAGAGGGGGATGGAGAGAAAAAAGACCATAAATGTAATAGAAGTCAAACTAATGAAAGCCAAGTTGAAGCAGGGAAAATCAAAACACAACTTGACATGCTTCGGTCTATGATTAAAACCGCAACATTAAATGAAACATTCATTCCAAATAAAAATCTACATTTGAAAAAATGGGCTGAAGATTGTGATGTTACAGGAGCATTTTCCAGCAATATTGAAGAAGAGTTTATTAATGAAATTATGTTGCTTACAGGTGTAGCTGATAGTTGGAAAGTTTTGCTGCTTATGGGTATTGGGGTCTTTACAAATCATGAAAATATTGCATACACCGAAATTATGAAAAAAATGGCGGATGAACAAAAATTGTATATTATTATAGCATCTAGTGATTATATTTATGGAACAAATTATCAGTTCTGTCATGGATACATTAGTAAAGATCTGAATTTGACACAAGAGAAAATTATTCAAGCAATGGGACGAATTGGACGTAATAATCTACAACAAAATTATTCTGTTCGCTTTCGCGATGATGAACAAATTATGAAATTATTTACAAGTAATACAGAAAAACCTGAAATTATTAACATGAATCGTTTGTTTAATTCTGCTGTTTAGGATGTAATTAAGTTGTAAGTTTCAGATAATCTAACCGATAATATAATATTTTTTCTATTATATTATCATGGAAAAAAGAAGTCGGCATTTCAGTAAAAAATTAAGAAAATATTCTAATCCTGAACTCGCACAAAAAATGGCATATCGTTATTTTGGTAAAACTGCGAAAATATATCCCTCTTCTAACAGAGAGAAAAAATATGATATTTATGACCCACGAAAGAAAACATGGATTCATTTTGGACAACTTGGATATGAAGATTTCACTAAACATGGCGATTTGAAACGCCGCCGCAATTATTTGACGCGTAGCGGGAAAATTCGCGGCAATTGGAAACGCAACCCTTATTCAGCAAATAATCTGGCACGAAAGATTTTATGGTAAAAAAATGAAAATGCTTTTCTCTCTTTTGTTATTTACAACTAACATATCAAAAATCATGATTAAAATTAATAATTCAACTAAACACATTATCATCATTATTGCCCTCGTGACATTAATGAACCATATCTCTAAATACTGTATTTCTTCTGCAAAGCGGACATCTATGATCCCCATAAGTTAAACATGCGGTAAAACATGTTCTACACAATTCATGACTACATGTCAAACGCAGCCTAGATACATTTCCGTCCAGGCAAATTATACATATCATGTTTTGTTCTTGTTCTTCTCTTGCTCTTTCAGCTTCGGTAGAGGCGGCATCTTCTTCTTGTCTGGTTCGTTGATTTCGCTCAGCATCTGTCTCTGGAAGTATATTAATTTTATTCCGAATGTAAAAGGATGGAAATACATTTCTTGAAATATATTTGTCGTAAAAGGTTTCCATATCATCTTCGTCCAACGCATCAGCATCTTCCGCGGCTTGTCCTTGCAAATGCTCATTACCTACACACACAAATTCAATATTATTACTGGTTAATACATCACCTGGAAAGTCTTGATAACAATATCCTTTTAAATTGTTAATAAAATCACACATTTTCCAATCAATAGGAATGTTGTATATTTTCGAAAAACTTGTTCGAACCACTTTAAAATAACAACATATGTATCTTATGTCTTCGTGCGAATAAATGCCTCCTGTTAATCTATTTCCTTCTCTTGAAATTGTTGTGTTCGAGTTCATTATTTATTTGGTATTGATAATGTCTTTCTAGATTCATTCAAAGCATTTCATTTTTATTTTTTTATTCTTAAGGTTCAACCATAAATGTATAACTAAACTATTCGATTCTGACTGCGTCTAGTTTTCTTTCTGCCATATTTACAATGCTGATTTTGTGAAAACCCTTTTGGATGTTTACAATCAATACTGCGTTTGTATTTAACGACCATTTCCCACCTTTTAATGATCTTTTTGCCATAATATAAAGAGAGAATAAGTATTTTAAAACCGGTGAAGAACTGAATTAATATTATTTGACTAATTTATGAAATTGATAAACCTTCTCTCTTAATTCGGTGTAATATTGAAATTGTTGTTTGCTTGTAACTTCTTTTTCGTATATTTTACAATTTCCTGTTGCGTATTTTTCCGTCTTTTCTTTTGTAATTCCTGAAGTAGGATTTGATTGAATGATTGTATTGTAAATGCGAATTGTAGACCAACCTTCCAAGACTTTTTCAAAAATAAAAATAATGTCTTCTCCTGAAACATCCCTTTTCGCCATCTTCTTATTCTCTCTTCGCTCTTTTTTATGTTGAAGATATTGCGATTGGTTGGATTGGGTGGATTGGGTGGATTGGTCCATGATTGATTGTATACATTCACTTTAATATTATTTCATTGATAATTTGCTTCCAATTTCCTTGTAATAATATCCGTTGTATTGTATATCTTTGTTGTAACATTTTGTTAATGTTTTGTCACTCATTTTCAGTTGTTTTATACAATCGTATTTACTCGCAAATTCCTTGGTTAATTTATTTTCTGCGTCAAATTGTCCTGCACCATTTTTATACAAAAAAGGTTCGCCACATTGTTCTTTAAATGCGGTTTTTAATTCAGCATCGCAATCATCATATAATTTATAGTATGTATCTTTTGTTAAACTGAAATTTTTTACGGGATTGTCTAATGCTGCAGTTGATTCGTATCCGTTCATATGTGCCGCCGTTTTCCGGTCAATGAAAACATTCACAATTTCAGTTTGTTCTTTGTTTATTTGTGCGATATATCCTAAATTTTGTATCTTGGTTTGTTTTGTAGGTTGAATTGAATGAATGATACTTGGGTCTAATTCACGGTCCACAAACAACCATCGAAACCCATTATATACTAAATTTTCCATTACTGCTTTGGTCAAACTAGGGCGTTTCATTTTTGGGTCTTCTTTCATACATTCAGACACGGTTTCATGAACTTTTACAAGTTGTAATGTTTCTGGATGTATTTGTTGAAGTCTTGGTCCGATTGTTGCCAATGGTTGGCTAAACCCTGTTGTGATTTTGGGTTCTTCCTTTGTCATTTTTTCTTGTAGTAATTTTTCAAGATTATCTATTTTAGATGACATTGATTTCATCATATTTAATAATTCGTGTATCAATGGACTATCATTACCATCGTTTTTCATTTGCATCATCATTTTCAATTGTTCGTTTTCTTTTTCTAATTTTCGTATGTCATTGCTGTCAAAATATGTAAGATTGTTATTGATTATTTTCAAGAGGGTTTTATAAGAAAGATTTTTCCCAATCAAAAATAATTCAAGTTCTGTTTCGTGATTTAATAAATTGTTTACTCGATTTCCTCTAATGTCTTCGTGATTGTGTAAAAAAATCTCAAAATCATGACTTCTGTTTACCGAGAAACAATCCAACAATAAACATTCATCATATTTGTGTTTATGCTCATTGTATCGGTTCATTATTCCTTTGCGACTTTGACCGATTTTAATAATATATTCTCCAGTCTTGAATGTTTTTACTTTGATAATATAAATAATAGAACCGAATGTTGCATATTGATTCAATAATGCCTTTTCTCTTTCCAAACATTGTTGTTGTTTTAATTTCATTTCCATTTCTTTGTCTTTTGATTCTATTTCTACATTTTTTTCTTCTAATTGTAATTTTAATTCATCACTTTCTTCCTTCATAATTTCTTGTAATATTTCTTCTAATTTAATAAAATAATCGTGAATTTCATCTGCTTTTGTTGTTCCCGCTTTCATGCAATATTTTTTGAAGGTTTCAATAGTTAACATAAATGTTTCTTTATTATGACCTCCTTTAATGTGAGTTGATTGCCCTGCCGGTTGGCAGAGCGATAATTTATAATCTTTGTTAATAATAAAATGTTTTTCTAATAATCTTTTGGCATTTACTTTTTGTCCAAACCCAACCCATCCCCATATATTATCTAAATCAATAACAAACTCACTTTTATTATAATTCAAATAGCAGTAAAAACTGGCTACAAACATCTGCTGTTCATAATCAGTAAAATGGGTTTTAACTTTTTCAATCAATTTTGATTGATAATTTCCGTTTAACTTGGTAATGGGATTTGTTTCAATAAGATTGACTATATCAACGCTCATCATATACACTAATAATGGTATAGTCTCTATATTGTTTTTTGGTTAAAAAAACGATAAGCAATAAATAAGTTATTAAACTTTATTACACCTTTTTACATTTCAAACGCCGATTTAAATAACATTAAAAACAAATTAATATTATTTAATAAAATGGTAATTATTAAAGATAAAAATGATTTTTCAAAAAAGTTTTATAATAAATTACGAGATTATAGAAGAGTTGATAAATGTAAAAAAGAAAGGTTCCCATTAGAAAACGAAGGGTTAGAAACCATAAAATTAAAGGATGCTATTAAATTAGTTGATGAATTAGATACTGATTTATGTTATGGTTGTAAATGTAAAATGTTATTTTGTAATTATACACCATGTTGCGTATATCAATTTTCATTTGATAGAATAGATAATACAAAAATACATTCAAATAATAATTTAAGAATTGTTTGTTGGAATTGTAATTCAAGTGGTTATGGTTCTATTAAACAAATTTGTTCAAGAGGATGTCACGGAAACTTAGATACTTCACAAGATATCACTATTTATTTTAGTGGGAAACAAATCGGCATTTGAAATGTGAAAAGGTGTAAACACATCCACATTATTTTTTAAGTTATTTTAATATTTGATATATTTTATTTATAACTTTGAAAATATTAAATTCACGCGCTGTTGGGTCATATCTAATAAAAACACAATCATTTATTACTTCTTTAATTTGAGTTTCTCTCAATAAATCTTTTTCAATATTAGAAATTAATTTATGTTGACATTCATCACATTCAATTATTAATTTATATTTTGGAAAATATAAATCAACTAAATAAGAATTAATTTTATATTGAGTTAACATTTCTTCTCCTTGAAATACGTCTATTATACATTTTAATGTATCTGCTTCAATACAAGTATAAATTTTTGAAGTAATATCTAAATTTAATTTATTACAGAAATCAACGACATTTGGTTTTCTACTCTTAACTAATAATTTTATTAAATCATCATATGTAATAAATGTTGTGTTTTGTTTTCCTCCTTTACTGTTAATTTTTATCACAATTTTTTCATAATTTAAAACTGTTGTTCTTATGTTTTTTATTTCTAATATATTTCCTATATCTGAAACACAAAATAAACAATATGGTTCTTCTTCATTAATTATTATTTTGCAATTATACATTTCTTGAACTTTTCTTGCAAACTGAATTTTGTATTCTTTTGACATTGTTTGAATTGATTATAATATTAAATTTATAATCAATTTTTAAAATAACATAATTAAATGTGGACATTTTCACTTTTTTATATGGTAAAGCAATAAATTTGTTATCAGCATTTTGCTTTAATAACTAAAAAACGATATTTAGTTATTAAATAACATAAAATAATATATTTGTAACCCACACGCTTAATTGGAGTAAGCACGCGGTTTATTGTATATTTCTATACAATGCGGACTATTCTTTAAGTTATCCCAGAGAATTGCTAGTTCTCTCAAACCCATTCCATTATAGTCTCTGAACCTTCTTCGTATGCTTGCTTTATCGCACTTAGAAGCTTGGCTGCAGATCGTCCAATCCTTTTCGTTGTCACTATGCTCTAGGTCATTACCCCGAGTATTTTTTGTATTTTCACGCAAAAAAGTAGTAGAAAAGGCTGTAAGGATGTTCCTGCATGTTAGAAATGTTGCCTCTTTAAATCTTGACTCATAAAATAGTCAGAAAGAAGAGACTAGCTGGTTATATAATGCGACATTTTCGCATATCTGCTTTACACTGTTTATCCATATTAGGAAGCAAATATCTAATATGGCAGCCAACTGTTGGGTCCTGATTAACAACAAAAAATGTGTTAGGTTAAGACCTCCCATGCCCGACATAATTCGTAGCACGTTGTAGTTGTAGGCATACACTCGGACCTTGGCGGTGTTGGTTCCCTGAACCGTAGCATTTGACAGCACAAGTTGAAGTGTCGCATTGTCAATTCTGGAGAAGTTACACGTCCCGCTCGGTTGATGCTCTTCCGGTCTCAAGGCAAATGAATAGACATTGATACCTTCATCTGGGCATCGAGTGTGAGATTGGTAAGGCTGGACCCACGAGAAATAAGAGCCTTCACGTTCAGAGAAGCGGTCCTGGCCGTTGAGCTGCAATTTAGCTGTGACAACGGGATTCTGTCCCCAACAATGCATGTCAAGGGAGGTTTCAGCAAGAACAAAAGTTCCAGCATCAGAGACGGAAGATTCAGGTCCTCCAACAACAGCCAAGTTGGGTTGAGTGTAAAGGTTGCTGTCGGTTCCATGCCAATAACCGGATAGATTTGATGGTTCCGCCACGTCAAATGCTCCAGCATCCGTGAAAAGTCCATTCGCATCAATAAAGGCACGGCTGTCCGCAGCAACAGATTGAGGTCCACCAAAAGCATGGATTGCGTTTGGAAGGGCATCGATCGCATCCGTGTAGTTGAATGGCTGTGCACCAAGAACCTTGAAAAGAGTGGCATCGCAGCTGAGAGATGAGCAATAATCGACATTCTGATCAGGCTGCACAACCCATATCAATTCTTTCACAGGGTGGTTGAAGTTAAGCTTAATCTTGTTACTAGATGACCCGACCGACTCGTCGCCGGTGAATTGTAATTGGGTGATAAGATATTCGTGAGGATTCTGTGCCATACGTCTACGTTCATCCGTATCCAGAAATACGTAATCAACATAAAGAGAAGCAGCTACGAGTGACTGATTGTAGGCAATAGTGGCAGCAACAGGGTTGCCAGAAGAGGAGTTATTAGCAGAGTTAGGACATGCGAGAGTTGTAACTGCCCACAAACACTGGTCAATTGGGCGAATATCGAGATTGATTTTAACTTCGTGATACTGTACATCACGTTATACCCCACCTTTCGGTGTATTTCATGTAACAGAGGGAGTAGTACTTATCTTAAACCATCATTAGTGTTGATTAGACACTTCAAGTCCAAAACCGTAAGTGCGTTGAACCTTCCTCATATCCTTATCATAACGGACTTAGAGGCTTGGCTGCGGATTGTCTATTTCAGGCTTATTTGCCTTCATCTGTGGGATTTTTACCATACCTGAGTTCATTATTTCTCAGCCATTTTAAACTTTCGCTTAAAAATTGGTACCCATTAAATTGATTGTATTTATTATTAAAACGAAAAACATTAACAATATTATTAAAGTAATAGTGTAATTCTAATTTATCAGATTTACTTCTATTTTCAAAGCAACTAAGCGGTTGTAAATTTGTTCAGCATTATTTAATCTATATTGTTTTCTACAATCTTTACAATCATATCTATAACCATCAGGAGCATTTGTTAATTTACCAAAGTTGCTTAATTCTAATAATACTTTACACTTACAACAGTGTTTTTGTGTGATTGTTTAATTAATGTTTTCATTTTACTATAATACAAATCAATTTTATTTTTACAGCTTTAAGAGTTTCCCGAACAATTTGGTCTTGTCGCTGCAAGTTGAATTAACAACAAGCAACTAGCATCTGGGAATAATTCTGAGACCCTAACATATTTTCCCTAAAGAAGAGCTCAGATTCTTTAGGATGGATACTTTTCTGCCCTACAGTATTCAAGGCAATAAGAGGCAAACTCAAACCAGGATTGGTGTTGAACCAAAACTGAAGAGGAATGTAAAGAGTGGTTTCAGGAAGAGCATTACGAGGAGCACAGACCTGACGAGGAGCTTGAGAGTCGCAAGGACCATCAACATCAGAGAAAGATGGGTCAGTAATAAATGTAAGCTGTGTCGTGTTACCAATCATCTTAAAATATCCGCGTTGCTGTTCAGCCGTCATAGTGAGCTGATTCCAAATGTGCATGGAATCACCATATTGACGATCAATTCGTTGACCTCCGATTTCAACTTCAACCTGAGCAATAAGCTGTTCTCCAGGATAATCCAACCAACGAGCATACACACCAGCACTGTTGACGTTTGTAGTGTATGATGATCCATTACCCATTTGTTGATTGATCTCAGGAAGAGTCACCTGAAGATAGGTGCGATAAGCCAAATCGCCGTTTCGGCTAATTACACACTGAACACGACGACCAAAGTCAGCCTGTCCATTAAAAGTCTGTTCAATAGATTCAATTGAAAAGTTTGTGTACCTGCGATAAGTCACCTTCCAGAAAGTAATTTGAGGATTTCCCGTAAGGTAAACATCTTGTGCACCATAAGCTACTAATTGCCGTTTATGTTTTACAGATTGTATATGCTTATTAATACACAATCACCTGACCTTTCGCGACAGGACCAGACTATACATTAAACATCATCAGGCTAGTTAGACCATCATTTGACATCCACCGATTGTAGTCGTTGAAATTTTTCCATATGCTTACTATAACGCAATTAGGAACTTGTCTGCGGATTTTCCATTATACTATCTTTAACGTTTTTACCATTGGGTTCGGTCATTACCCGAGTTCCTTTTATATTTTTCAAAATAAAAGTGGTAGTTAAAGCTTTAGGAGGTTCCCGCAATTTATGGTGTCGCGTATAATTTTTACAAATTATACACTAGAGGGTTGCACTTTTTTCAAGCCCCCTGTTGTTGACCTTTTTAACAGTTGCCCATTTAAAGTTTAATCAAACCGCCAGCCATACCGATTTATATTATTACTAAAGAAAAAAAAATTATATTTTTGATTTAATTAAATTAAATAATTCTACAGTTTCTATTGTTTTCTCTAACATTATGTATCCAATCCAATAATTGATTTGGTCTTTTAACACTGCAAAGCGGTGTTCCTATTCTTTTTCTTTTGATTTTACAATATTCAATACTCTCAATTTATTTATCTTCCAACAAGACTTTATTATTGCACCTGAAACATTTAACATATTCATCCGGATTAAATCGGATAAGACAATTCCTAAATATTTTGATATTTTATTATTTTATTAATGTCATTTTGTAATATTTAAGCAAAGGACAATTGAAATTAAATTTATTATGACTTAAAGAATCATCATATAATATAGTATAATGGAAGTTATCACAAGCGTATTGAATCATAAAAACAACGAACTCTTTACTTTAATCAAATCTCAAATGACTGAAACAGATGAAGAATTGTTTATGACAAGTTATTATTTATATTTACAACATGGAAAGGATAATACCGCATTTGTTGTTGATTTTGATATGGTTTGGAAATGGGCGGGATTTGCAACTGTTGGAAATGCCAAAACATTATTAAAAAAATATTTTATTGAAAATAGAGACTTTAAACTCACTTTTGCGGTTGCAAAAGCGACATTATCAAGTGAAAACCAACATGGCGGACAAAATAAAGAAAAAATATTATTAACAGTAAATACATTTAAGAAATTTTGTTTAAAATCATCCACAATTAGAGCAGGTGAAATATGCGATTATTATATAAAAATGGAAAACATTATGCATCAATATACTGAAAATCAATTAGAAAAATTTCAAATGAAAACAATAGAACTTCAAACCAATCTAAAACAATCACAAATAGAAACATCAATGAAACGGAGTGAAGTGTTAATTGAAATGTCAAAAAATAAAAATTTGGTTTATGTTTGTAAAATTCAACAATTAGATAATGGAAACACCATAATAAAAATTGGGGATACTAGTGATATTGAATCGCGAATGAAAGCACTTAATTCTAAATTTGCATGTAAAGTAATAGTATTAGATATATTTTTGTGTGATAATAGTTATAGGTTCGAACAATTTTTACATAATAGTCCAGAAATAGTAAAATATAAATATACAAATGTAATTAATAATATGTCTTCTTCAACAGAAACATATTTAATTAATAATTACAAACAATATGATAAAATTGTAAAGTTTATTAATGATAATATTTTGAAATTTACAAAAGATATTGAATTTATGAAATTATTGATTGAAGATAAAAAATTAAATGTCGAAAAGGATAAAATCAATCTTATTAATGGTTTAATGCAAATGTCTACAAACATTGAAGAAATTAATAATTTATTGGACAAAGTATTTAATTATAACATGAAAACAAATGTAACACAAAACGAAAACGTAACACAAAACGAAAACATAACACAAAACGAAAACATAACACAAAACGAAACAAAACAAGAAACAGTCGCGGAACAAGATACATCTACTACCAAAACAGAAACAACCCAAGAAGAAGCCAAACAAGAACCAGTCGCCACATCATCATCAGCATCCATATCACACATTCAAGGACCGGTTATTCAAATATATCACAAAGACGATTTGACAAAAGTGGTGAAAGTGTTTAATAGCATGAGTGATGCAATTCGTACATTTAACACATATCAACCAGGCGACGAAAAACCATCATTTACATCAATAAAACTTGCGTTTCAACATAAAACATTATATTTGGAACATCGTTGGAATTTGATTAATAGAGATGAACCAAATCAGAATCAGACAAGAGAGATTGGCGAAACGGTGACAACGAAACAACGAAAATGTGGACAAGTTGCAATGTTAAATTTAGATAAAACAAAAATAGTTAAGGTGTATCCTTTGTCAAAGGATGCCGCCGCAGATATATTACAACATCCATCCGCAATTTGTTCTGCTATAAAATACGGGTCTGTATTACACAATCATTATTGGATTCATCTGAAAGATTTACCTGTTTCTCTCAAAGAAGAATATGAAAAGAACAAACCAATTCCAGAAAAAACACCAAACATCAAAGGTATAAAAATTAATGTATTTAATGTGAAAACAAATACATTAATAAAAATATTTAATTCATATGTTGAAATAAACAATGAACTAAATATATCAACAAAAACAATAAAAAAATACATGACAACAGGTGAAGCATATAACGGAACATATAAATTTACATTTGTTTAGAGAGAACCCACGCTAAACCTAATTGCTAATACAAATGAATAAATCATTTGATTTTGTGTTATATTCAAGACCGGTGTAACTTATGTCATCCCTTTTTATAAGATTATATTTTGCTATAATGTCTAACACCGTTCGATGAGTTACGATATATACGCAATGATCGCCAAAATAATGTAATTTAAAGTTAATTGAAATGGCATTTTCAATTTCATCATCAACCTCATAATCAACGTATTTAAACCAAATTTTTTCTGATTCACGTAGCTGAATTAATTCTTCATTATCATTTTCTCTGTATGGAAAACGAAATATCATTTTTGTAATTATGATAAAAGTAATTATTTTATTTTACTACAAGATTTTAATTCACAAAACTTGCGTTGTAATATTTTTACAGATTTTATTATTTTATTCCAATCATATTCCCACATGACAATTAAATTATATCCAAGATTTTCAATTACTTTCTCTCTCTCTTTTGTATTTGATTTATAAGTTCCACCACAATA